AAGTTGGGTGTTGAACATAAAGTAAGTTGGTCGATTCTTGATAGCTATATTTTAGATAAAAACATTGGCGGCTCAAGACGATCAATGGCAAAATTAAAAAAAGGATTTTAATAATGATAAAGAATTTTAACGATTTTTTAAATGAATCACGATTTGATAGAAATCGAAAAATTAAAATAAATCTTAGTGATGTTAAATATGCATACCATTGGGTAACTGAAGGTAAATTATTTGACGCATGCTATGGTCCAAATGTACAGGATGATGATCGAATTGTCTTGGATATGGGACCAATGCCAGCATTGCCAAAGCCTTCATATAAGCTATCTAAAATATGTTTAACAGTAGATCCTGAGTATATGGATCCTGCTTTTAATGAAGATGGTTCATGTATTGTTTTTGATTTTCAAAGATTACGGAGAGATTTTGATATTGAAGATTTGACCGATAATGGTGAAGCTGAAATACGTATACAATCTCAAATTTTAAATTGGCCAAGATATATAGTACAATTAGATATTTCTAGAGAATCATATGAGTTTGGTGTTGAATGGGAAGAATTTGATTATCGTCCAATTAAAGAGTGGTTACCTAGGGAACTTAAAAATAAAGTTGAGATTTTTAAATCTCATGAAAAATTAATGCAATCAAGATGATAGAATCAATACAAAGCTATTCTGAATGGATTAACGAGAATGAACAATATGCTGGATTTGGACAAAAAGTTATTCAAGGGCTGGAAGAAAAAGGTTTATTTCCTGTACAAAAGCAATCTGAACGTCAGGCGAAAAACGGGACTTTTATTTTAGAATTTGATACAAATTCAGCAGAATTTTTTAAAGAAGAGTTAAAGAATTATACATTTAAAAACGGTACAATCACAAATAGAGTTCAAGATGAATTTTTCAAAACGGTTCATACAGGAACACCATATACAATAAGAAACAATACTGTTAAACATTGGACAGGTCCAAAAAACCATATGTACAAGATGCTCCGTTTATGATAAATTGGATTGCTGATAATGCTGCACATTATGTTGCTAAAAATTATGCCAGTTATTTAGATATTGCACCAGATAATGCCCTTATAGTTTAACGGATAGAACGCGGCGCTACGGATCAGGAGACGCTTCGCTTGTGGGGGTTCGAATCCCTCTAGGGGTACAAAATGCAGGTATGGTCCGAGTGGTCGAAGGCAGCGGTCTGCAAAACCGTTAGGAGTAATCCTCACGTAGGTTCGAATCCTACTACCTGCTCTCTTATATATAGTAAAATGGAAGACGATAGTGAGAAATATACGAGAAAGAATATCTACACTTTGCCTATTTTTGGGAACATTTTTCCTACCTTTAGGATACGACATCTTGATAAAAATGATGTTGAACATGGGTATTCCTTACTGGGACGTTATGTTTATTTTTTATGTACTGTCAGCTGTATTCTTTGGGCTGTTTCTTTTCTTTTCTAAAACAAACATTTTTTCTTTTCTAAAACGAGGTTTAAAGTAAATCATATTCTTGATCGAATAATTCTTTTCCTATTGTTTTTATTTGTTGTTTTGCCCAATCTTCATCTCTATTTGGTATTTGCCACCAATGAACTTTAGTTACCATAAAATTATTTTTTAATGGGTCTCCTTCCATTCTTTCGCCATTTGTTATAATTTGATCAAAATATTCAGATCTTCCACTTGATTGAATAAATAATTTAGAATTTCTAATTGCAGATATACATGGAAAAATAGAATGCAATAAATCAACTGAAAATTTATTATTAAAATAAGCAAAATCTTGAATAAATAATTTGTGAATTTGAAATCCTATTGCTCCAGTAGTAGATGATATTAAAACAATTCTATTTCCATTTTCTAGTCGTAATTTTGTTTTATCTGATGATACGACACCAGCCTTTAAAAAGAATGGTAATTCTATATAAAAATTTCTAATCTTATCCATTATTTCAATTCCACATGCTTGCTTATTTGCAATTACGACTATTGTATTGTCAACTGAGAATAACAATTCATGTAAAGCAAGTAATGACATTATTAAAGATAAACCAGATTGTCTCGAATTTTTTACAGCATTAAACTTAAAATCTTTATACTTGTTAATAATATCTATTTGGAAATTATATAATCTGATATTTCTTTTTTGAATTGTGCAATATTTCTCTATAAAGTAAATTACATCTGTTGCACATTTTGAATACTCTATTAATTCTTCCTGTGTATATGCATAAATAATTCCCGTTCTTCTAAGTCCTTCTATTTTACGATAGTAAATTTTATCATAATTGTTCATATTTCCTTTTTTATATTCTGAAGTTATCTCATATAATTGTTCTCTTGATAGTTGCATCATAACGTCAAATTTTTACTATATATCATTTTTGACTCTCACTTTTATTATTTTTCTAGGAAATAAATTTAAAATCACTATATATGAACTTTTTAGTGTTTACAATATAAATATAAACAGTGAATATATTATGAATGTATATTTTTTTGAAACATTTAGAGAAGACATTCAAAAAATGGTTAGAAACTATATTTTTGAATTAGATAAGTTAAGAGGCGATGATAGTTACTCTTTAGATAAAAGATATGATTATGTTAAAATTTATGATTTTAAAGAAACTGATAACAATTTGATTTTGACATATCGTATATTTGATAAAGAAACAAAATCACCAAGATTTTTCGATAAACCAGTAGAAATAAAAATTTCAAAGTTTCATTTATTAGTTACAAACTTTAAATATCTAAACTCAAAATAAGATGATAAAAGAAAATGAATTATTGGGTTTATTAATTTTTGATTTAGAAACCGTACCAGAATATGCTTCTTATCAAAGGTTAATTGATGCAAATCCTAAAAAAGCAAAGTTATGGGAAGATAAGTTTAATAAGCAAACTGTTAAAAATCCTACTGAATGGACTGAACTTTATGATAGTTATAAGTTTGCATCATTATTTCCAGAGTATGGTAAAATTGTTTGTGCATCATTCTGTTTTATGCAAAAGGATGATACTAATTTACCTATTGGAGATACTAACTTACATGTTGCTATTAAAAGTTTTAATATAGATGAGAATACGTCTGAGCGTGAAGTATTAGAAGGAATTTCTACATTACTTTTTAATTTAGATGCAAAGGGAATCGATAAAAAATTATGTGGACATAACATTAAAAAATTCGATATTCCTTGGTTAGTAAAAAGAATGATACTTAATAATGTGGCTGTTCCACCTCAACTTCAATTATGGGGCAAGAAACCATGGGAAATTAATCACGTCGACACAGGTGAGTTGTGGACACTTGGAAATTGGGATGGATATGTATCATTAGATTTATTAACAAACGTCCTAGATCTGCCTTCTCCTAAGGCTGAGATGCATGGATCACGTGTTGGTGAAGCATTCTGGGTTGAAAAAAACTATGATAAAATCAAATTATACTGTGAACAAGATGTTGTAGCTGTCGCAAGAATATGCCATAAATTGTCAAATACTAAAGCATCATTAAATGTGGATTGATGTTAGAGATAGAATGCCTGAATTGACTCCTTGTCCAGTTTCAGGCATCATATCTAGCGATGAAGTCCTATGTATGTGTAGAAAATTTGGTCATAATGGTGTAAAAGATAACACTCCTTATGGATATGAATTGTTATGGTGGGATGGGAAGATGTAACAGGTTGTGCAATGAGTTGTGGATTTTTAATTGCTATCACAGGTCATAAACGATTTGGACATGAAAAATCTACACACTTATATCATCGAGTAAGCGGATTTGCACGTGGAAAAGTTTTAGACATGGAAGAAGATGTCATAGAAACTAAAAGACTTCAAAAAATGATTGAAGAAGTTACAATAGAAAAAACAAATATTTCAATGAAAAAACTCACTGAAGTATATAAAGGAAAAAAAGATTGGTTTATTCCATCTAATGAAGCTCTTGAATTGGGTGTCATAGATGAAGTGATCAAATAAAAACAATGCCAGCAGGACCAGAAGTTGCAATAATGACTAAGTTCTATAATGAACAGAACTTAGAAATAGAACGAATAGAAGTAAATCCAATTTCTAAATGTAATTGTGATATATCTGTCTTGCGAAATAAAACATGGAAAGTGCGTTTTGAATCTAGAAATAGAGAGTTCAATATGCACTTTCTTAATGAAGATCATACAACTGCACATATATTAAGAATCGGTTTTTCAAAAGTCGGTACTTTGTATATGTGCAATGTTGCTGATATACCAGATGATTTTGATAGAATTGCAATGATACAATTTTATACAACTACTGGTAAAGTACTATATGTACATGATTACATTAATCTTGCATCATGGAAATTTGTTGAATCATTTGATCACAATAAAAATCCTGACATCTTATTTGATTTTGATAATTGGTTAGATTATATGTATGAACTTAGAAATGATTCTCGTTTCAATTTGCCGATTTTTGAGTTGATGTCAAATAATAAATTTTTTAATGGCATCAATAATTATTCCCGATCTGAAATATTATATCGTACATACTGTTCTCCATTTATGACCTTTAATGAACTTATTAAAGATGATGTGCTACGAAATAACTTTTTTAAAGTTTTAAGAGAAGTACTACAATCTATATATGATTTAGGTGGAATGGAATATAAATATTGGAAAAATCCGTATAGTATCGAAAAAAATAATCTTAAGTCTTTATCTAAATGTCATGGAAATAGGGAAAATTCTTATTATCATATAAATAAAAAGGGTTCACGTTTCTGGTTTAATAAAAGTTATGTTGTTGAATATATGTTATGGGCTAATGCAAATGGCATTCCATATATGCAACTACATGACATTCGTTTAGTTAAAATGGCATATCCGACGCTCGAGGAAGAGTGATATATAATAAACTGCAGAAGTTATCAAAAAAAACATTAAGATATATACAATATGAATTACAAACGAATATTCAAAAACAAACATTAAATAAAGGAAGAAAAATAAAATAAAAAAATTATGGTTACAATAACAACAATTCAACCAAGTGACGCTGTTGGAACATCTAGACTTACTTTGAATTCTAATTTTCAGGCACTTAAAGCTGGCATTGATTCTTCACATTTGCTGTTAAATCCTACAACGGCTGTATTAAGTGGAGTTAAATCAGCTACTATTACAGATAGTGCATTATCATTATCTAACTATATTTTTACAGTTAGTCAAGGATCTAGATTACTAGGAAATGTTATTATGGGTACTACTGGTGCTTCTACTAGTGTAACTATAAATGGTACAGGTGGATTTTCAGTTCCAACTGGAACTATTAATGCAGCCAATATTTCTACAACAGGAACACTGACAGCAGCTACTTTATCAACTACTGGTGAAATTAGACAACCTGGATTATCTACTGCATTTTCAGGCATTATTGGTTTAACTGGAGATAAAACTTTGACAATCACGGGTCTTAAATATGTTGTATTAAGAAATGATGGTAGTTCTTATGGATTAACAGCATCTTTACCAATTGGAACAGCAGGTCAAGTTATAGAAATTTTCCATGTTCTAGGAACAAGTTCACTTCCTGTAATTGTAAATACTTCTAATTTCACAGGATTAACTGGAGGTATTAGAATGTATGCTACAGGTGATACGTTAAAATGTGTATACGATGGAGCAAGATGGTATTTGATGAATTATTCATCTGCACGATTAGCAACTGGTGCCGATGGAGCTACTTCAAGTATCACATTTACTACGACTGCTATATAATAGTAGTAAAAAAAATAAATTTAAGAAATTAGTATGAGTAATGTATCACCTTTTATAAAACCAATTAACATTCAAGGAGGAAGCTTCTACACTATGAGTTCTGCGTCAGAAGATCTAGCTTTCACATTTAATAACGATGGAAAACAATTCAAATTTTCTAAGTATGCATTACTAAACATTCCTGACATAAAGCGTCCAATATATCCGACACCTAATCAGGAAAATGTTGTGCAATTAGATGTTATTCCTGGTGCGTTTGCTCAAGTAACAAACGACAAATCTCAGAATATGTTGTTAGCTGAATCATTTCAGAACTATGCACTTAACTTGGAAACTATGTGTACACAGTATCCAACATATGATGTTAGTACTTTACAAAATGTTTCAGAAAGAGTATTTTTCAAATGGTTAAAAGAGATTGGAGCACTTCGATTTAGAGAAGCGAGCACAATAGAATCTCCATTAACTGCAGGTCTTAGATTCACTGAAGAAGTGGAATCAGATTATTATACTAGAGTAGTTAAATATATTGGAGAGATTGATGTTGTAAACTCTGTTAAAAATGCAGCTGATGCATATTCTGAAATATATGTCCATGTTCCAACAAAGGATGGTGCTACTCCACTAGTTTTGTTTAAATCAGTTAACGATAAAAGTTATTTCCCTGGACAAAACTTAATAAATGCACCTAAAGATCCGTTAAATACTGAATTTATTGTAGGTAGAACACCAGAATCTGTAAACCCAGCAGGATTAAATACATATGCATATTTTGATTCTGATACAGGAACTTATGGAGCAAGTGCTGGATTAGAAGTCGCAGATGTTCCATATCCAACATCTACTGGATATACATTGTTTAAATATAATGAGAATATAGGCATTTATAGCGTAGGATGGTGGTTTACATATCCTGAAGCAAATTCATACTGGACAGAGCCTGAGGCGATCACTGGATCATTTGATGATCCTGGTAATGATTGTTATTTACTAAAAGGACGTCGTGAAGATGATACCATAGCTGAAATTTCGTATAAAAGATCGCGTTTAGATGGTATTCAGTTGGATTTTAAAATTGAAAATTATTATCCGATTGCATCTAACTCGGCTATAAATTCATTCTCTGATTTTAATGGGTTGGCAGAAACAACATCGTTTGATTTTAATGCAGTATTAGTTTACTATGATATTACTGACGTATCTACTGGTGAAACTGCAACAAACTTGTTTGGTATATTATTCCTTGATAATGTAGAAGATTCTGCTGGAGGTGGAGGAAGTATTCCACGATTGAGTAAGTATAAGCCAAACAGAATAACTGGTTTAAATGGTAACTCATTTGGTTTCAAAATCAATTTGAAATTTGATATTAATAGTGAACAAACTGCAATAGTTAGCGCGGTCAATGAATATGCACCATTCTCTATGCAATTGTTTGTTGAAGCATTAAATGAACTTCAATCATCTGCAGACACTTTAACTGGACAGAATGATGTCGTTGAACAATTAATAACAGAAGTTAAAGAACTTCAAGGTTTAGTATACGATTCTGATGATATTCAAGAAATTCAAAGCAGACTTAAAGTATTGGAAGATCAAATAGTAGCAGCAGGAGCAATATTTGAAAATTCTTCTGATGTATTAGAATTAATTCAACGAAACTATAATGAGATTCTAAATATTTATCAAAATAATACAAGTGTTACTGTAGCATATAATACTGATGTAATTCAACACGGTGATGGAATTTTAGTCGATAAAAATACTCCTAATCAAGTAATTATCAAAAATACACGTCAAGGATATACTATAGATAGATCACCTATTTATAACATTTTAACAACTTTTACAAGTACACCATCAGCATGGACTAAAGAAATTTCTCTTAGTAAGTACGGAAATTATATGAAACTTAGTAATGGTGAACCAGTAACTGTCGATAGAGATATTAAAATCTATATCAATGATTCAGAAATTAAATGGAGTAATGGTCAAACATTTAAAATTGTAATAGATCACAACTATCCAATAGATATGAGTTCTAATGGTTCATTTGATATTATGATTTATACTGACGCATTAGATACATTAAACACAGGCGAAACATATTCTAAACTTGTTGGTAGAATATCATCAAATCAAATGTCTACAAGAAATGGAATTGCACAATTAGAGATAATTTGTATAGATAAAGATATGTATACTTTTACATACGACTTAATATAAACAGTGATTAAAAAGTATAAATAATGGTCCCTCTACTACAAAAACTTAATTTTAGAAATTAGTAATTATAAAAGAATAAATTAACATGACAGAAAGCACAAATAACAGCTTAACACAATTTCTTAAACAATTGCTAAGAGTTCAAAAGAACTCAATGGAAATTGTAGGTAAACTATCAGAAATAACAAATAGTACAGCTGATTCAGTTATTATTAGTCAAGAAGATCAATCTGGTGTGACAAAAAAATATGAGCTTCCATCAATAGGATCTCTTAGAAATGATCTTGACAGAATTGATGCAAACTTTAATAAATTGATAGGTTTGGATGGAGAATCTGTTACTGTTAGAATGGCAGATGGTTCATTTAAGAAAATTATTCAAGCAAACTTATTTAATGAACCTAATGAAATCGGTTCACTATTAGTTCCTAGTAAATTTAATAAAAAGAATAATTGGTTTTTTGAAAGTTTTCTTAATCCTTTATTGTATGTATCATTTGATATTACAAATTATGTAGAATATAATACTCAACAAATATCTTATATGCGTTTAATTGTTAATGCTGATACTGACGAGAAAAAATTATATTTCGATAATACAATAAAAGGTAGAAATGATATTGATTACAATAGATTGATAGCAAACCTTACATCAAATGGAATTACATATTTTATTGATAGTGATGTTACTGCATTACCTGCATCTATTGCAAGATATAGTGGCACATTTGATGTTGTTTCTTATACTGATGAGACTATTACTAATGTAGCATCAAATGGAACCAGATTACAAGAAAAAGTTCGTAAATACAAATTAAATACACTAAAATATACAGATAATTTACAAAATTTCACAAATACTGAAATTTTAAAAGCTGGAGACCGAGTTGAAGTTGGAACATCAACAACATATGAAGTTGTTTCTGTTGATAATAATACAAATACAGTAATATTCAAAATGGTTTCTGGAACTGAACCAATTCCTGCTGGAACTGATGTATTAAAAATTGCAGTATCAGCTTTCTCTATTAAAGAAGCACAAATAAATATCGCATTTGATGAACGTCAAGTTATTTTCATCAAAGCAATCGATAGAGATTCAAATTTAACAACAAGAAACTTTTCTCCAGGTGTTGGATTTTATTCTAATGAGTTAATAATAACAACATCAAACGGAGATATTCCATTAGACCAATATTATAAACAAGAAGTACTTGACTTTGGAGCTTCGTTGATGATGCTTGGAAAAGAAGGTAATGTTCCAGCAATTTATGGAGAAACTCCAGACGCACCAAGATTAACTGCTGGAAACTTTAAAGTTGTACAAATTAATACACAAAAGACAGATACAGCATTTGTTAAAGAAATAAAAGCTAAATTATCAGAAAAAGATAAATTAAAAGCTGAGATAACTCAATTAGATGTATCTATAAATAATACTAAACAACTTTTAAATACAACAAATTTTAACTCTGATACAGAACGACAAGCAGTTAAAAACCAATTGGATACATTAACAAATCAAAGAGTATCTACAAGTAACTTATATGCATCTATTGTTCAAGAACTTAGTGCTATTTCAAATAATAGACCATCAGAGCTTGATTCACCGATGTATAGAATTAGAGGATTTTTTCCAATACCTTCTGCAAAATCATCATCAAGAACTTATGATCAAGAGATTGTTCAATTTATAATTTCTTATAGATATTTAAGAAAAGATGGAACATCAACAGGAACTGAACAATTAGATTTTGTAGATAATACTGGTGAAAAGGTTAGAGGATATTTTTCTAATTGGAATGAAATAATCACTAAACAACGTTCAAAAACTTATGATTCAGACCTTGGAATATATGTTTGGGTTAATGAAGATGTTGAAAATGGTGATGCTATTAATATTAATCAAGTTGACATTCCTATTACTCCTGGTGAACAAGTTGAGATTAGAATAAAATCTGTATCTGAAGCTGGATTTCCAAATAACCCATTAAAATCGAAATGGTCAGAAAGTTTAATTATTCCATTTCCTGCGAATTTAGGAACTGATCAAGAAATTGCAACAGCTCTTAATGCAGCAGCATCAGAAGAAACAAGAGTATTATTTAATCAAGATTTAGCATCTAGAGGAGTTGATACACACGTAGCATCTTCATTTATTCAAAAGGATAAATATTATGCACATGATACAACTGTTATAGCATCAGGTTTCTTTAATACCGATGGAACTATTTTGACTCTTTATAATAAGATTCTTCAAATAGATAAAGAACTTGCAACAATTAAAGCTACAATAGAAAAAGCAAAAGGTCAATTAACAGTATTTGTTGTTGATGAAGATGGTTCAAAATATAAAGTAGCAAATAATTCAATGGTTGATTTATTTGCGGGATATTATTCAGAAATTGTAAAAACTCTACCCGTAGAAAGTAGGAAAGGAGCTATTATCAATAAACGATATACAATTGTAATTGAAAATACATCGGTAACACCTTTACAGTTAGTTTCACAATTTCCAGGAGGTATTGACGTTGGATTGCCATTACATACCGATACAACATTAAATAATACTGATTATATACGTAGTAGAAAATATGATATTGTTCCAATAACATTATCAGGTATAGATGCGGAAGATACAACAAACGATAATACTTATCAGGCATCACCATTTCAAAGTTCACAGGTATTATCACAATTTATTTATGCAAGAGCAACTGATATAGGATTAAAATCTTCACTTATTGGACCACCTGCAGGTTCTTCATTAAGTGTAGCAGATAATTCTTTATATCCATATCAAGAATCTAATCAAACTGGAACTTTTTCGTATATATGGAATCAAAATGCAGGAGGTGCTGGAGGAGGATATGTTACTGATTTTTGTATACATACTTCACACCCAGATGTAATGGCTGGAGGCAGTTTACAAGACTTAAATGAACCGACGATAACAACAGGTGGAGATGCGGTATATCCAGCATTTGTACATTCTAGTTTTTTTAATATACAAGCGTCTAAAACATACGGACAATTACAACTTCAATATTTGAACTGTGATACATCATCTTCTACCGTTAAAAATCGTTATCCTGCTAAATTAGGATTTCACAAAAATGATAAATATTTTATTGGAAATCAAACATGTGGAAGTTATTTATTCTTTGCACCAACTAAATATAATAATATCGTAGTAAATGGTACAGATTATAAATCTACAAGAGAAGTATTATTTGGTCAAGAATTTCAAATTGAACTTCCTGTAATATATCAATTCAGAATGACTGATTATTATGGACTTGGAAGCAATGGTCTTGGTAGAATTGGCGGTGATTACGGTGTTAAAAATTTAACATATACTAAAAAAATCGGGCTTGATATTTATGTTAAAGAAGAATCAGTATTTTCTTTTGATATTCAAGTAACTAGCAAATATAAAGCAGATTCTCCTAGTCAATCAAGTATTTCGGGATCATCACAGCGTATATTTGGACAATAAAAACTATAAATAAATGGCGTTATCAATAGAATTAATAGATAAAAATCTTTCTAATATAGAATGTATTGGGACTTCATTCACAAAACACTTTGTAATACATAGTACTGGTAGTGAAGTTTTTTCACTTACTATAAGTGATAGTGATACATTTAGCATATTTCCAAGTACTGATGGTAAAAATGTTAATGTGGAAATAACAGATTCTTCATTTGCATTTTCAGTAATATATGATGCAGCTAATGCCACTGGAGTAAGTTCGGACATGTTTGCGTCATTAACTGCATCGGAAAATATTACATTTGAAGGAGATTCTGGAATTGTTGTTATTGGACCAACAACATCATTAACATTTACTGTCCCAAAAGTTAGTACTGTGTCAACAAGAGAAATAGGTTCTTTATACTTAAAGAATAAAGATTCCGAATCTGTTATCGATACTGTTATTTCTAATAAAGAACATGAAACATCTTTTGGCGTTATTAGAACAAATCCTAAACTTACTGGAAATGTTAAAATTACAGTAGATAGTGATAATAATATATGGTTAAATTCTATAGATGCAACAAAAGATTTATCTAGTGATAAATACAAAAAGTTTAAAATAACAGAACAATCATCATATGCATCAGATTTGAATGCATTTATGGGAAATTTGGCTACTAATCAAGCATTTTACCTATATCAATATGATGATAAATATACTTCTACTAAATCCGAGTATTCAGAACAATATGATAAATTTTATGAATATGGAGCAGAGCAATTAAATAATTTCTATGATGAAGAATTTTCTATATTTGCGCCATTATACATGAAAAATACTATTCCTGAATATTTTGTAGTATTTAGAACAGAAGGACCAATCAATAAATTTTCATATGATACACCATTTAGTGAATGGTCTTCTTCATTAATAGAAGAAGTTTTTAGTAAATCTACAATTATTAAAACTTTTAATTTAAAAGACAATGCAATAGGAAAATACTTACAGAATATTATTGACCATCCTTCTAGAACATCATCTGATATGTCTATTTCTTTTGAAAAGAATGGATTTACTACATTTAATGGTATATCATATAGAGAAGGAACTTTTGTACAAAAAGGAGAGTTATTAAATGATTTCTATTCAGCAGAAAATACGATAACTGCTACTGAAGAACATATGACTCTTGGTTTTGAACGAAATGGTATTTTTAGTTCACATTTGATAAATTTAGAGTTTTTGTTTAATGATGATACTGCTAAACAATATTCAATAAACAGATACTTTGGTTTATATGTTAATGAAATTGAATTAGCAAAATTTCTTATTGATGAAGATGGATTTGTTGAAAATTCACTAACAAATAATCAATTACCTATTCCTAGAAAGGGAGTAGATATTACATTGACATCACAGGCATCTTTTACTCAAACAAATGAAAATGGAATTAAAATATATGCATCCAATATTGAAACAACATTAACTCCATCTGATTTTACTTCAGTTGTTACTAATGTTGTGTTAGATGATCCTACATTTACAATAACATTACCTGGAAATGCTGCAAATAAATTTATAAATGGAGAGACTGTTACATTATATGCATTTGATATTGAATCAACTGCTAATGTAATTTCATCTTCATATTCAAATAATGAAACGTCAGTTATTTTAGATTATACTACGTTTAATGGTTCATATAGTGTTACACTAATTGATAGTATTGATTTTTATAGTGCTGAAAAATTAGCAAATTTTAATCTTAATATGTTTGATTCTAGTTTTATTACTGATCAATCAAGAATTTTTTGTGTAAAAGATGTTAATGGAAATTTACATAATGTTAAAGATTCAGCAATTAAAATTGTGCATAAAGGTGATGAAACACAACAAGATATTGAACTAACATTACAAGATACTGAATTAGATATAACAGATTTAACTGGATTTTTGGACATAATTACACAAACATCTGGAACAGTAATAGATACAATAGGAAAATCATCGTTATATGTTAAAGTTAATGATTATCTATCTCCTAATGATTACATTGAAATTAATTGGAATAATGGTCAAACTGCAAGTGAATATCCTCATAGATATAGAGTAATTGTAAATAATTCATATATAAATCCTGGACAGTCGTGGCATACATACTCGACAAATTATGATGAAAATGGAGCATATTATTTTACATATTTTCATGGTGGTAATTCTAACATAGAACTTGAAACTCTTGTAAGTTCAATCCAAGATGCATTTGATACATTTGAAGGATGCAATTTTGAAGTATTGGCAAAAGATACAACATTATACTTTAGATCTACACAAAGTGGATTAGAATCTGAAAATCAATCTTTAATATTTAGCACATATGTTAGTAATAAGTTATCTATTATGGGTGTCGAAGGTGGAACTGGAGGTGAAGTTAATTTTATTGGAGCATCTAAAAGAAAACATACCAGGGCAAAAATAACTAAATCTGTAGCAAATGGAATGTTATCTGATGAGTATATAAGTACAAAGGGAAATTTCTCTTTAGCAAAAAGATATTCTATTCTTGATGATTTCATAGTGTCTGCGCCATATTTAGAGGAGCCTGTGTATGATGACACAGATAAATTAATAGATTTTATTGGATGTGATATTTATCATACTATAGTGCTTGATAATGAATCTCAAGGATTTCAAACTACATTTGATAAAAAAATAACATCATATGAAATTTTCAAGCCTTCATTTAGTATTCTTTCTATTTTACCTATGAAGGATTTTGATACAGATTTTTATTCTTCTGATTATGCTAGAACGTATAAAGGAGAATTAAATGAATATTTTGACAATTATATAGCTCCTATTACAATTACAGAAATAGATGATACATTATATACTTTTGATCGATCTTTAGGAATTACAGCAAGTACTTCATTTCCATTTTTAGTTATAACAGATACTGATGAAGCTGTTCCATATTCTTCTATTCAGTTTAGATTTGGAACAACTGGTGCTACTGCTGAATTATTAATTGGAGATTCTTCTGTTTCTGTTCCAACTGTTGGAGATACAATTTTATTAATGCCAGATAAAAAAATTCATTATTTTAATGAAGATGCATTATCTAAATTTAAAGGATTCTTCTCACTTGCAGGTATATCTACTATCAAGAAAGAAGCTAAATTTAATGTTCTTGAAAATCAATGGAATCCAACAAGATTTGATGATACGTTAAATACTGAATATGAAAGACTTCAAGAAATTTATCAAAAAGATCTTGTATTAAAATCAAGAGTAGTTCCGTTTATTTCTAAATGGGTTATGGACGGAAAAGATGTTAGAGAAAATAATTATAGATTCAATTATAGTAGAGCATTTGGGACTATGAATTTTTCTCCTTCTATTAATCAAGATGAATCTGATCCACAATATCATACACATGAGTGGCCATACATTGATTCGATTTCAAATAATTACAATTTGAATGAACAACCATTTTCATATATGTTTGAATCGATCGACAATTATGATTTTTCATCTGTTGAAACTGATTGGTTTTCAATATACTTTTCTACCGGTTATCCATCGGAATTAACATATACGGATGGTATAGCATCATCATATGCTTCTGATACTGCTGAAAAATATTCATATTTTAATTATGAAGAATTTTCAAAAGGAACATATACGTTTTTTAGAGGTCAGAAAATACAAATAATACCGACACTAGAAGAGAATTTAAAAAATTATAATGGATATAGATTTTCTACTATAATAAATACAGAACCGTCAAATATTTATCAAGATGATCCTATACAATATAATACTATCATAAATAAAAAATGGAAATTTATTGTAGTAATAATAACAATTAAAGTTTGTACATTTAGATATTTGAATGGTAATTTGAATTATGTAGATTTCTACACATTAGAAAATAGAAATAATATAGTAACATTAAAAGGAGATGATACTTTAACTACTTATGATACAGTATATCCAAGTGATTATAAATTAAGTTCTGGAATTAATTTTTCAACGTCATCTATAGATGGTTATTTTAGTACACTTATTGAACCGTTATATAATCCTCGTTTAGATGATGAGATACCAGTGTTATCGACTGGTAATTTTTCAAAACTTGTTGCAACTCAAAATGTTTCTGTATTAGAAACAACATTATTAATAAATGAACCTTCAGATGTAACTGAAGATTCTGTTTCAATAGAAAATCGAACTTCATATGCATTACGTGATACTGGAACTACTATTGCTGAATATTCATTACCATCAACTATGTTAGCTTGGTCAAATTTTAACTACTATTATATAAATGGTGGAGATAATGCTTATAATGCAATGAGAAAATCATTATCATTCTATGAAATTGCAAATGTGATGGTTAATGATTCAGAAACATCTACTATGACATATAAAATTTATGATGAAACTGGAGTTGAAACGAGCGATCCGGATTTCACGTTCAAATTTATTTTACCACATAAATTGTCTAGAACATCTGAATTCATTCCAATAGCAGATACAAATAAACCTTCAGAGTTTTTTGATATAAATATAGGTGCAGAATTAATATCTGAAAATAATAATCAAATATTATATCGTTATTCTGGTAATTATAATCCTAAATTTAAAAATGTATTAAAATTCTGGATGAGAGAATCTGAAGATTTTACAATAGCAACAAATAAAGATTATTTATTAAGTAACACACATGTTGGAACCGAATTACAGGATTTTTCAGTTATTAAAAATAGATTTTTCAATAAAATATCTGATGAAGAAATTTTAACGTTAGTTTCTACAGATGGTTATGATCCTGTATATCCATACATTAATGAAATATCAATTGATAAGAAAGATGTGCATGCATGGAGTTCATCTTGGGATGCTAAATATTATAATTACTATAATTCTATATCTGAGAATATTGATGTAATAGGAACATCTTCTATGAAGGAAATAAAATCATTATTTGGAAGTAAAATGATGAAAGTTCCAACATCATTTAGTTTATATGAATATACTGTTGGAGAAAATTCAAATACATCTGAAATTTCATATACATATTCAGCAGATAAATTATCTGCAATATTATCAATAAATGTATATGAACGTTTCTTAAGAGAATTGTTAGGAACAGATATTGATTTAAAAGCAAAAACAACATTTTTAGAAACAATGAATCTTATTCCTGATTCTTTTTCTGAAGATGACATTGATAATAAAATAAAATCATATCTTGAATTAAATATAATGAATCTTTATGAGATTGAACAAGTTGATTTATTTGTTTTACAAACTGGCGATCCTGACACAGGTGTAATAGCAACTGTTAATCAAACTATATCAGATAGACCATTTATTGAAACATTGGATGGAAAAACATTAACTGAAGATGCATTATATGCTAAAGGATATATAGTTAATAATAATACAAAAATGACAACTAAAGGAAATATGGTATTTGATATAACTGTAGATTTTAATTCTACAATGTATACATCTGTTTCTGTAGGTGTTTCTTTGAGAAGAATATAATATATATTAATTAAGTTTTTATAAAAGTTAAAAAACTGAAGTAGTAAATAAACTTAATTTTTTTAACTTTTTATAGTAATTATAATTTATAGAAAAAATAATAGAATAGAATTATGGCACAGTTAAATCTAAAGAAAATACTTTCAACTGACAATATATCGGAATTAGTAGATATTATTAATCATAATTTTGATCAAATTGTTCTTAATGGTGGAGGTCCTGCAGGTGCTCGAGGTATCATTGGTTCTCCAGGTCTTCCTGGTTTACAAGGTATTCAAGGTGTTATTGGAGGTACTGGTGAAGATGGAACTAAATTATTTGTTAGCAGTGTAGATCCTGGAGCTTATGCATATGAAGTAGCACCTCGAGAGTATGATGTATATATGAAAGTTGAAAGTACTAGTATAGTTGTATATGAATATGACGGTTCAACGTGGAATATAGTAAATACTGTGGTAGCACCAGCTGGTGCCAGTAAATTAATTGTTGATGGAATAGATGAAACAAATGTATTACCAAGTAATGCTAATGATGAAACCGTTTCAGATAGTGTTTTTTATGGAACAGCAAATGCATATGATCCAAATAGAAAAATAATAAGTCAAACAAACCCGTTAAAATTTTCTTCTATATATAGCAGTTTACCCGATAGAAGTTTATTGACATTGGCATCTAATGATAATCAACTTAGATTAATGTGTACAACAAACGAATTATCTGATTTAGAGTTTAATCGATTTGGTGCAGGTATTATTCATAGTTTATCTAGAGATGCTGGAATAAATACATATGCTATAAAATATAGTGGCACTGTTGGACAAAATAAACTTGAAATAAATCTAAATGCAAATGAATCGATATTATTATTAGGTACATTAGATAATAAAGCAGTAATTAATCCAGATAGTAATAGTGTTGTTCCAGTTGGTAATTTATCAGTAAATAATTCATTAGTAGTCGGTCCTGATGCATATTTACAGGGTGTTACTATTAATTCTAATAATTATGCATTGGGTGGTATTTTAACATATGGAAATTTAGCAGTAGGAGCAATTAATAATACATTAGCTAGAGCAACTCTTTATTCTTCGAGAGCATCTGGATTAGATTCCAATCTTTTAATAGATATTGATTCTACTACAATTAACAAATCGGCAAAAATATCATTAAGTGTTGATAAATATCTGAATTTGTTGACATATAATAGTTGGGACATTGATCATTATGCAAAAACTACTGATGGCGCATATAAAACATTAACAATATCAAATGCGTACAATAGCCGAAACGATATGGGTTCTTATTCAATAGCGAGTCGGCTTAATGCATTATCATTTGAAAGAATAACTTCAAATTATACTACACAGCCTGAAGAAGATTATAATTACATATCCATCGGAATGGGAATACCTTCATCTAATAAAGCATTAGTTGAGATTGGAAATTATACAAATAATAAAATATATGTGGGTGATTGTTTATCTGATAATGATCCTGTGTTAACATCTACGCTTTTATTTACTAATGAACCGTTAGGTTTTACTCTTCAATCATATTTAGGATTTAATGTTGGAAGAACACAAGAAATGTCATCTAATGGTAATAATTGGTTTTCTGATAAAGGAGCTGTATTTGCAAGTACATCAAACGGATCATTACTATTATCAATTGTAACTAATGTATCTACTAATAGAACTTCATCTGTATTATTTACTAATGAGCCTGAAGAAGATTATAATTACAATCGTACACCTATGATTTATAGTTTTGGTGTTACTGGATTAAATATCGGTAGTGCTAGAGAAGCTATAAATAATTTACAAGTTCCTCAAGGAAGATCTACTTTTGGTTGGTTTGAAAATATGTTAGGTCCAACATTTGGTATAGCAGTTTTAGGACCAGGACAATTTGGTACAAGCGCATTAGATATGTGGAAAATATATAATAATACTAGTAGTAATAATACTAGTAGTATATACATGGATCCTGGAGTTTATTCATTAAATGTATATAATTCTAATGATGCTGGCAGCGGAAGTGGTGGTATTAGAGTAGGTACTAGATTAAACATAGATGCTTCTGCTCATATTTTTGTAGCAGAAGATATGGTATTTAGTTATCCAGATTTACCAATAAGTAATAGACTAATGGATATTAAGGCATATACTCCAAATTATGGAGCTCACTCATATTTACATGGAGGTTTACATTTATTTAAGACGAATGATGACAAAATAATCCCTAATAGCTCTAAAGCAGGCGAGAGTGTTAATGCATTGTTTTCTATTGATGTTAATGCAAACATAGGTGGAGGAATTTCTACTGGTGTCAATCAAGGGACTACAACTAGACCAACATTTTTAGGCTATTTTAGAAATAGATCATCAAATTACACAGCGCCAATTAATCAGACTCTTACATCTAATGACTATACACAAAAATTATATGGGCAATCTAGTATCGAGAGAAGTTGTGCAGGAGCACACGGAATATATATTAAATGTGATTCTGCATATGGATTTCCTCTATATATTGATCATTGTGATAATCAACGTTATCCATTATATTCTGCATATAATGAAGTAGATTCTAGTTTAACGGGATATGATCCTGCATTTACCGTCTCAGCTTCTGGGGGTGTGACAATGGGTAAAACTCTTATAATGTACAGAAATTTAAGATTAACCGGTACTAAGGATAAAGTTGATTCTGGTGCTTTTGAATTTGGCTTTGATGGTAATGATGGTTTTTGGAATCAGAATGCAGGAGCGCATAATTTATATATTAGAAATACAGGAACTGAAGGTAACATTATAATTCAAACTAAAGTAGGCGGTGGTAGTGATGGTGATATTATATTAGAACCGGGTGGTTGTAACAAGGGTATAGGTGGATGGATTAAGTTAGCAGCTAAAAATACAGGATCTGCTGTTTTCGTGCAACAACAACAAGATGGTAATAGCACATGTTGTATACGTGCACAAAATACATGTGATACAACTTCTGACACGCCAGCATATCTTCGAATGGAAACAAGAATCGGTGAAAGTACTTCCATCGAGGGATTTATAAAGAGAAAAGCTAAAGGTGGTTTACATGTATGTGGTGATGGATCAGGTCATCCTTTATTTTTAGGAGATAATTATACAACTTCCAACGGCACTATTAAATATTCTAATGTAGTACTAAATTTTGGAAATAATGAATATACTCTTTGTAGACATGACATTACTGGTTATGTTTTAGCTTCAGATAGAAGATACAAAAATAATTTATTAATATTAGATGATGCTATAAATATTATAAAAAAATTAACTCCATATACATTTAATTGGAATGAGGAATACATAAAGTCATTTATAAAATCAACAGGTATCCGAAAACCTGATGATAATGCAGAACTAGAAGTACTAAAATCATATGAAGAACAAATATCTGAATATAGAGATATGTGTAGTCATAGAGAGTTAGGTTTTATTGCACAAGATATTGAAGAAATTATTCCAGAAGTTGTTCGTAAAGATAGTGAAGGAATGTATGGTATTCAATATGATAAAATGGTTGCTCTTTTAACAAAAGCAGTACAAGAACAACAAGAACTAATAGAGTCTAAAGATAAAACAATTAAAAATCTCGAAGATCGTCTTGCGGCTATAGAGAAACACTTAAATTTATAAAAATGAAATTAGAAAAAAACGAATTATCAGAAGTATTAAAAGTAGTTGAAACATATGGATCGTTACAAGTTGAATTTGCCAGTGTTGAAGAACAGATGGAAAAAATAAAACAACAAAAGGATGATCTGTTAAATCGTTTAGAAGAAGCAAGAAAACAGGAACTTTTGATCATGAAAAAACTCGAGAAAAAGCATGGACCTGGAAAATTAAATTTGGATAATTATGAATATATTAAAGAAAGTACTGTCAAATAAATATTTCTATATTAGTGTGATTATACTTCTAGTTATTTTTTTAATTAGAAGTTGTCGTACACCAATAGAAAATTATGATCAAAATATAAAAGCATTAACTGATTCTGTTAGATTTTATAAATCTAAAAATGGAGAATTAGTATATGAGAAGACTGCTTTTATCTCTAAACAAAATGAACTAAGTCAACTAAATAAAGATTTAGTGAACGAAATTAAAGAATTAAAAGACAATCCAATAGTTGTTATAAAAACTAAATTTGTTATAGTTCATGATACTGTTGAGATTGAAGTCAATAGTGGTGATTATACTTATAATGAAGATAGCACAATTAAAAGTAGAACATTTGACTGGAAATTAGATACAGCATATGATTCTAATAATTACCGAACATTACATGGAGATTACATTGTAAGTGTAGATTCTAACATAAATATCACAACAACAGATTTCAGACTAATGACAGATGAAATTGGTATTGGTTTAGCTACAGGTTTGACAGAAGGTAAAGACAACAATGTTGAAATTTTTATAACATCAACATATCCTGGTTTTAAACCGACAAACATCGATGGTGCATTATTCGATCCTAGAGAATCTGAAGTTATAAAAAAATATTTTCCACCGAAAAGATGGAGTTTGTCTCCGTTTGTTGGTTATGGTGTATATGTTGATATAGCAAATGGTAGAGTTGGGACTGGAACAGCTGCAGGTATATCTGTTTCATATGCATTATTTCAATGGAATTTCAAGAAAAAATAAGAAACTAATATATGAATAATTCATTTTATGTACAATTAGCACCATATCTTTTATTAGAGTATTCATACTCTGATGTTAGCTATTATGGACATGAAGTAAAATTTGGTAAAATCACAAGTGAATATTATAATGGACAATGTCAATTAGTAAACGCTTCTGCATCACAAGATATTACACAGAATGTTTTGAATTATTCAGCTGCTCAATTGGGTAATTACCAATGGGCATCATTGAATATAAATGCACCTACTCCGTACATCAGTACGGATTCTAAATTAACATATGAAGATTTAACTGTTTTAAATCCAATTTCAGTTACATATGATACTGTTAAAGTTCACATAATGAGTGGGTATAGACTGGATGATTTAGACGGTCTTATAATTCAAGCATATGTTAAAGAAGCACAAACTACTAATACTACAATATTAGCAAACAATGTTTATTTAAACAGTGATAGTAGAGATATATTAAATCCCCATCCTATATTTTTAGGTGATAAAGTATATGACAGATATGTAGAATTTCTTATTCCTTCTACTAAAGAAGCAATTAGAGATTTCTTTGCAAATCCATTAAATTCAGTTTCAATCGGGTATCAGTATTCATCTGATAATCGAGGATTCTTAATCGATACTGCAGTATATATAAAAGCTATTGAGATAGAATCATCTACACAAGCAAATGGTAAATTAATTTTTAGTGCAGGTACTGAATATGAAGTAAATGTAAACCAAGAAGATAAATATGCAGGTCTTGCTGCAAATATTCAAGAAGCATCAGATGGAGATTATTTTACATACTATCCAACATATGACGGAAATTATATTCAAGATTTTATATCACAATTAAATGCATCAGGTGGTGATTATGTTGTTATAAATGATTTAGTTGTATATGAACAAGTTGGTGTTGATAGTTTATCGACATTTTCGTTTTCACAAATTCAAACTGATGGATTTGAAGAGTCTCTTAATTGGAGACCTATATTGAAATATCCAGAACATGCAGTTGCATTTTCTATTGACTATACGTGTAGAATTTATAATAGATCAAATGGCTTTCAGATGATCCGTAAAGCTTCAGTTACATCATATAATCCTAGAAAATATGGAAAACGATTAGATAGAATTAGTTTATCTACACAAAGTTATCCGCTTAAAGTTTATAATAAAGTATATGATGGTCCTACCGTCTCGTATTCAAAACCAGAGGGTAATACACAATTCAATACAGTTTATATTCCTGTGTTCTTTGATAGAAGAAATGTGGTTGTTCAACAACAAAGTATTACATCAGTTAATGATGGATCAACTATAAATGAATTTTATTTTGGTCAAGGTCAAGCTAGAATATATTTAGGTGATGCAGATAATTATGTGAAATTTATAATTAATGATGTAAATAAAGCAAATAATGCAATATCACATATAGATTTATCATACGGAACTGTGAATATTACATTTAAAGATAAAAAAGGCAAACTTATAACTATTCCAGCAGAAGATAGTACATCAACAACATTATCATCTTCAGGTGAAGTTGTATTTAAAATTACAAGTGATTTAGTTTCTACTATTTTATATGATTCTAAGGTAAAACCTTTTAGAATTACAATAAAAACAGACGATACCAATCCGACTATTTTATATAGTGGAACTGTAGATACGGTAGACAATTTAGGAAATGAATCTGAAAGATTGAATACATTAAAACAATCTAGTGCAACTGTAACATCATCAGCAATAAAAGTAAGCACCACAGGTGCTTCGGGCACTAATATTACATCAGGAACGAGTACATCTAATGCTATATTGCAAAATCAAGTACAGCCTTCATTCATCCCTGGATATAGTAACAATGATGGATCAATTTCAATCCGTGGTGGTGTAAAACCAATAAGTAATACAACCGTAAAGGCTGGAATGACTGGATCATCTACTACAACTAAAAATAAATAATATATAATGATATTAAATTCAAAAAATAATCAATATGTATTTAGATTGCCAAAAGGATTTATTTATCCTGATTTAGAAGAGAAGTATAATTTTTATTTGAAAAGATTACCTACTCCATTTGACAGTATAACTGATTATGTAAATCATACTGTTCAATCTGTTACATTTCCTTCAGTTTCTTCTGAAGTTGTAGAACAAATGGTTGGACGTCAAGTAGATTCAGATACACGTAAAGGTTTAACTAAAAATCCTCAGATATGGAGAGAATCGGTGGATTTAGAAAAAGCTATTGCTAAAGAATTTACTATTAATTTTAAACTTGCTGATGGATATTTGAACTATTGGGTTTTATATGAAACATATATGAGATACTTAGAGTATACAAATATGGAAGATTATATGCCAGATTTAGATTTAGCATATTTGGACAGAGATGGGTATGAACTTTTAAAAATATTATATCGTCAACCATTAATTAGTGGAATATCAGAATTAGAAATGAATTATTCTGCTACAGCAATGGAATTTAGAACATTTTCATTAGACATTAGATACAATATTTTTGAAATAGCAGTTGACTTAGTATAAACTTTAAACGAAATTTCAGTATAAATAATACTGATATATAAACATGAAAACATTTCTTGAGTGTATAAATGAACAGGTATGTAACTTTATACATACTCCAAAAACAATTAAAAAGGGTGATAAAGTTCAAGTAAAATTTGAAATGCTAGAAGGATCACCAGTTTCTGTCGTAGAAGCAGCATCAGATTCGTCCGTATATGACGGACAAACTATATTTCCTCATCTATTTGGTGGAGACATGATGGTTTTTGCCAAGTGGAATGGAAGAGAATGGATAAACTAAATAACATATTAACATGACTAAAGATCAAATTAAAAAAGCAATTATTATTGCAGGTGTTTTATTTCTTATGACATTTCTAAACACTTGTAATTCATGTTCATCAAAAAGTAATAGTAGACAGCTTATAGATGAAACAGATTCTCTTAAAAATGAGATTACAAATCTTCAAAAAGAAGTTAAAAATCTCAAAGAAGAATCAGTAACTACAACTGAATTAAAAATAGAAGGTTTGAAAGCTGAACTTCGTGCAATTGAAGCAACCGATCGTCGTAAAATCGATATGGATAGACAAGGTGAAATTCGTGCAGAAATAGAGCGTTTAGAATCTAAAAAATAACTACATAAAAATGATTACTAACTTTGAAGAGTTCTTGAACGAATCTAGATTCGGAGAATTTGCACCATTATTATTATAAAATGAAAGATGGTTCAGCTAAGAATCAAAATATTTCAGTGTTTGATGATTCGAATAATTCATATGAAGATGCAGCTAAAAATTAGATGAACAATATAAAAAGGCTCAAGAACTTTATAAAGATCGTAAAGCTAATTTTTATAAAAATGAAAAAGAAAAATACCGAAACGTAAAAGGTGGAAAAGGAACATATGATCATTTAGTTAAAAGAGAAGGCGATCTTGATTTTGCGATGGATATTTATGATAAAGCCATTAAATTCATGCATGAACATAATAATTTATATAGACGTGTCAAAAATGATTTGACTGGCACAGATCAATATAAAGTAGTTGAAGCTGCAAGAAAAATACAAGACATATATCCATCATCATTGATTAAAGAGACTGGACGTTTAAAACAACGTACTAAATCTTGGTATAAAACAGATGCTCCTATTGTAAAAGGCGCAAGTAAACAAGTTGAAGTTATACGAAATATGTATAAACAACTAATAAATGGATGTAAATTGTTAGGTAAGGTGCAAAACGTCAATCAATTGCACAATCTATGCGTTGGGGGGAATGTATTAATATGATAAGCGTAGGATTAGACTTTTCTAAAAATTCACCTGGTGTTTGTGTTCGTAATGATGATGATATAACTTTCATTTCATTTATTCGAGGAATACGAACACCTAAGAAAACAGCAATTCATTATGGAAACTTGCAAAACGTTGGTGTTGAAATATATCAACATACAAGGATTCCAACTCCTAAAGAAGAATATCAAGCATCTGAATTATGGAAAATAGAAGATGCTATAATTTTAGCAGATCTTATAGCTTCTAAATTGCCAGATCATATTGATATTATAGGAATGGAAGGATTTTCATATGGGTCAAAAGGTAATGCTGGATTAGACATTGCAGGATATTCATATTGTGTCAGAAGAGCATTATTTAAAAAATATGGAGATAAAATTAGAATCTTTTCTCCAAGTTCTGCTAAAATGAATGCAGGAAAGGGCAATGCTGGTAAAGAAGAAATGTTAGAGTTCTTTTTAAATACAGATGATGACGCATTAAAACAAAATGGAATGTGGAAAGGAATAACTGATAGTTCAATAGCAATTGAAAAACCTGTAGATGATTTGGTAGATTCATATTTTATTCAAGATTGTGCAAGGAAATCTTTTTATGATCCAGATGTATTCAAGAAAAAACCAAAAGTTAAAAAGTCAAAAAAGAAATAAAATGACGTTTTAAAAAAGATATATATAAATCAACTAAAGTTATTACTATGAGTGAAAAAAAAACAACAAATGAATGGAGCAGATGTTCCAGAAACTGGATCAAAAATGTCAGAAACAACTGCAAAAGGAACTGAGCAATTTCCAGGTTCGAAAGAATCACCTAAACATAAACCTAAACATAAACATCTAGTAGAATATTATCATATAATGAATTTGTTAAGGATTCTACAGATAAATTTAATAAACAAACAATCGAAAAAACAGCAATGTCAGGAGAAAAAACTGGTGATAAAGGTGTAGCTACATTGGAAAGTGAAACTATTGATGAAGCTGTTACAAAAATTAAAAAATTCGAAGAATTTATAGAAGATAAAAATGATGAAGAAACTCCAGCAGAAGGTGAAGGGACAATTGAGTCACCAAAGGCATCTTCATTCGAAGATTTTAAAGAAGAAGAAACAACTCCACCCACAGAAGGTGAAGGAACAACTGAATAATTAAACGGAAAAAGAAATTTATATATGTCATTTAAAACTTTTTTTTGGATGGCGTATATAAAATTTGATTGAGTAAATAAACGGGCAATAAACGAAAATATCTCGGCGATAATTTGGACATCGCTCCATATCCCTGAAGATGAACTATTTACAAATCTTGAATAATAAATAAACAATTTAAACAAAAATTAAACAGGCAAAATTATGACAGAATTTAATGACATTTTCAATCTAAGTAACGAGGACTTTGTTGAAAAAAACGAGAAAAAAGTTTCTGAGTACTTTAAACCAGACCCAAAAAAGGGTAAAGATAACACTTATAAAGCGTTAATCCGTTTCATACCTTTCTACAAAGATCCTAAAAAATCTAAAATTAAAAAGTATTCTTATTGGTTAACCGATCCACTTACATCTGATGGATTCTCTGTTGATTGTCCTTCTACAATCAATCAAAAATCAATACTTCAAGATACTTTCTGGAAGCTTAAAAAATCTCCTTCAGTAGCGGAACAAAAACTTTCCGATAAATTCAAAAGACGTGAAAATTATTATTCACTAATTCAGATTGTTAAAGATGATCAAGAACCAGAAAATGTTGGTAAAATCAAAATTTTCAAATTTGGTCAAAAATTGAATAACATTATTCAAGGAGAAATTCAACCAGAATATGGAAAACCATCAAATCCTTATGATCCATTCAAAGGTAGAGTAATGGCGTTACATGTAAATATTGTAGCTGGTTTTAATAATTATGACACCACAAAATTTGTAGGTGATGAATCTCCAGTAATCATTGATGGTAAACCAATTGAAAAAACACAAGAAGGGATGAATGCTTTTGTAGAATATCTTAAAGCAAATTCACCAGCTCTTGAAAAATGTGATTTCAAACCATGGACAGAAGATGAAAAAGTAAAAATAAAATCAGTTATTGAGAATACTGTACCGGGTGTAAGAACTATGGAAACTACTGCAAAAGCTGCAGCTATTGAAACTCCAACACCAGTTAAATCTCAAACAATTACATCTTCATCAGAAGTAATGCCAGAAGCTAAAACAGCGCCAGCTGGAGATGCAATGGATGAACTAAATCTTGAACTAGATAATACTAGTTTCGATGAAGATTTATATGCAGGATTATAATCTACTCATGTATTAATTCACAAACCTGGCCAAGTAAAATTGGCCATTTTTTTTCTCAAAAAAATTATGACTCTAGACCCAATATTTAGTGCTTCATCATATGATGTTGAAGATTTGTCAAATGAAGATAAAGTAGCAGTATGGGATAAAATAATAAATTGTTTACGTCAAGTATTAGCTTCTGAGTTTTCAGATCCATATAAAAGAGAACCTATTACACATGCCGATAGAGTTCAATTTGCATGTCCATATTGTGGTGACTCTTTAAAAGATAATAGAAAAAAGAGAGGCAATCTTTTTCAAGACACTTTATATTATCATTGTTTTAATGGTGATTGTGGTGCTAGAATGCCAATTTATTATTTTTTGAAACAGAAACACTTATTAGATAATTTTTCACTTCCCGAACAATTATATTTAAAAAATACAGCGTCATCATCATCTATTGACTTAAAACAAATTAAAGAAAAATTTGGATTAGAATCATTCTTCTCTGATGAAATTAAAAACTTAAGTATCAATCGTAAGTTTTTGATGAAATCATTAAAATTGCAAGAAATAACGGGTTCTAGAATTGAAAAATATCTTGTTGGAAGAATGCAAACAGATTTTCAAAAATTTGCATATGATCCTAAGGTCAGGAATGTGTTTGTGTTTAATTTGACCGCCGATAGAGAGGACGTAATAGGGTTGCAAATAAAAACCTTTAAAAAAAGAAATCCTTATCTCACACATAAACTTTCGAGCATTCATGAAATGTTGGGAATATATGATGAAGATCATAAAGAGCAATTTGAAAAAATAGATCATTTATCAAATATATTTGGAATTTTTACTGTTGATATAAATAAACCAATAACAATATTTGAAGGGCCTCTTGATAGTTTTTTATTTCCAAATTCTGTTGGAATATGTTCAGCAAAAAATTCTATTCCATTTGATATTGAAGGTGCACGATATTTTTACGATAATGATAAAACTGGTAAAGATTATGCGATGAGAAAAATTTCAAATGGTAAGTCGGTATTTTTATGGAGAAAATATATTGAAGATAATAAACTATCATCATTCTCCTATAAAATAAAAGATTTAAACGATTTACTAATGTTTATTAGAGATAATAAACGAAAATATACAAAATTTGTCGATTACTTTTCGAAAGATCGATATGATATGATGTTTATATGATTTATGAGATAAATTATAAAGGGAAATTTATAGAAATATATGAAAATGACTACAAAATAGGAGTTTTACGTAATTCATTTCCACATGATATGAATTTTAAAACATTATCGTTTAGATATGATTTTTTGATAGAATTCAGAAAAGTGAACATCATAAAAACCTCCATATAAAGAAATATGGCTATGATAGAACCAGAAGAAATAAATAGAACACATATTGATTTTGAAGATGAATTCAGGTTATCATGCAATATAGATTTTGATGGAGCCGATATTTTATATGATGGAATGAATGAATTGGAGTTTACTATTAAAAAGAAAGAAGAGAAAATTACAAAAATAGAAATTGTAAATCATGCCGACAACAGAAGAAACAACAGGAACAAAACTAAATCTGCACTCTTTTGATTCAACAGAAACAAACGAATCAGAAGAACCAAAAAAAATAGACATTTATACTAGATTTGTTCAAGAACGTGATGAATGGACTAAATCAATAAAGAATATCTCTTCGCGGTTCAAAAAAGTTGAAGATATGGATCAAGTTCAGATAGATCTTTATTCTTCACGTCAAGATATTGTAGAGTATATGTATCGTTTAGGAGCTATTCAAGCAAATGTACGAAAAAGATGGATGTCAGCATATAAAAAAGCATATGATGATCTTTCAATGAATCAGGATTATCGTTATACTGATAGAGAAAAATCAAAGTTTGCAGAAGAACAAACTGGAGAACTTAAAACACAGTTAGACATATTTCAAAATCACATAGATTTCTTCAAAGAATCAATAAAGACTATTGACAATATGGTGTTTGGAGTAAAACATAGAATAGAAATAGAAGACTTTAAACGAGGTGTAAAATAAATAAAAATAAAAATGAAAGAATTAATACAAGAATCATTATTTTCTATTGAAGCAATACGAAAAATATAAATTAATGTCAGTAAATACTTATGGTTTAAGTAATACAATTGAAATAGAAGGAGACACTATTGATGAATTGGTAGATTTATTAATGACTGAACCAACATATTTAGATAAGTTTGTAGATATGTCTGTAGTTAGCATGGAAATACTCAAACCTAAATTTAAAATACACACATATTTAGTTGGTGAACTTCCTAATGGCAGTATGCAATGGGAAAATCCTGAGTCTAAAAATACATACGAAGAAGACTGGGAACAGGCAACTGCATTAAAACCAATAAAAGTTTATTTTGATAAATCAGTAGTTGTTAACAGCACAGAAATGGATAAACTAATTGTCGAGCATTCTGGTTATATGTACTATGTTAAACTTGTAAACGATGTTGTTAATGCCAAAAAAATGGATGAAAACAAACACCGTGTAGAACAAGCTGCTATTAAAAAACAAAACGATATTTATATGTTAGCAAAAATGATTAAACATAATGAAGATTTTGAAGATATGCTTAATAAAGCCAAAGAATTACAAATTGAGAAAACGTCAGTAATAGATGAAACTGGATCTATTAAAGTTATAGAGTAATTTTAATCCATTAGATATATAAATCAAAAAAATGTTATGGGAATTATATATCTAACTAAAAATTTGATTAATAATAAAATATATGTTGGTCAAAGTAAGTATAATAATGACACGTATTTAGGTTCTGGTGTAACAAATATGGTCATGAAAATTTTCAAAAAACTATATTAGAGAAATGCAATGATGATCATTTAAATGAACGCGAAATTTATTGGATAGATAGATTAAATGCATGTGATAAATCTATAGGATATAATATATCACCAGGAGGATATGCTCATCGGAAAGCTATTTCAAATGGTACAAAAGGAAGAATAGTTTCTGATGAAACTAAACAAAAACTAAGAAAATCTAATCAGAATAAAACACAAAAACATTCTATAAAATTAAGATGCTTAGATTTAAAATCTAATGAAATTACAATATTTAATAATGTTGAACAGGCAAAACGAGTATTGAATACTACTAGATATAAATTATTACACAATAAATTAGAAGGTTTTGAAATAAACAGAATATAATATGAAATTAATAGTAACTGAGAATTTAGAATTTCTTAGAATTGTTGAAGCTACAGAAATAGAACAAGAACAAATTCAATTTTCATTAAATAGAAGAATACGCGGCTGGTTTTTTAATCCACTCGTCAAAAAAAAAATATGGAATGGGTATATTCCATTTTGTAAAAATAATTTCATTCCTATAGGTCTTTGGATGGAAGTTGTTAAAATTGGAGAACATTTTAATTTTCCTGTTGAAATAACAGGTCTTGAACGAATCGTTGATTATTCATTCGATAAAGAGCATTTTAAACAATTTTGTGAAGATTTTTTTGTAGATAGCACATTTAAACCTAGAGACTATCAAATAGAGTCAGCTGCTGAAATACTCAAATATAGATTATGTTCATCTGAAATTGCAACTTCCGCTGGAAAAACATTCATCGTATTTATAATTTATGCATACTTAAAAAGTATGGGTAAATTAAATAAAATAGCAATCATTGTTCCGAATACAACACTGGTTATGCAATTAAAAGATGATTGGGAAGAGTATAATGATGGAAAATTAAAAATGAAAGTTCGTCAAGTTTATGGAGGATCTAAAGATAGAGAATCTGATGCAGATGTAATAGTTGGAACATTTCAATCATTATGTAAGAAAACTTTAGACTATTATAAAGGAGTTGATGTTGTATTCTGTGACGAAGCGCACCAATCAAGCACGGCATCAGTTAAAAATGTAGTATCAAAATGTAAAGATTCTATATATCGATTTGGATTATCAGGAACAATTAAAGAAGATGATTCTGCAGATTTTGCAACTGTTACATCTCTACTCGGTCCATTAGTTAAAACAATTTCTCCTAAATTTTTATTTAAAGAAGGTTATGCTACACCAGCAAAATTCAAAATTATTGTGTTAAAATATAATGATGATATTTGTGAAAAACTTTCAAAGATAAAAAGAAGTAAACAATTAGAAGGAAGCCAACTTCTTGCATTTGAAAAAGAAATTGTAATTAAGAATCCAGCTAGATTCAAATTTATTACTGACTTGGTGAATAAGTCAACAAAAAATTCTATGGTGTTATTCTCTAATGTTAAAGATCAATATGGTAAAAAAATATATGAACATCTAAAAGAACATAGTAATAAACAATGTTTTTATGTTGATGGTAGTGTAAATCAAGACAATCGCAATTACTTCAAAAAAGAAATGGAAGTAGGTACGAATAAAACATTGATTGCATCTTTTAATACTTTCTCGACAGGTATTTCAATTAAGAATGTTCATAATATCATATTCATAGAAAGTTATAAAAGTGAAATTATTATCAAACAATCTATTGGTAGAGGAATGAGACAACTTGAAGGAAAGGAAGACTTTACAATTATCGATATAGTTGATGATATATCATGGCAAGGACGTGACAACTATTTATATAAACATGGAAAGGCTAGATTAGAAATGTATAAGGAATATACAAATGATATAAAAATTCATCGTATAAATCTCTAATCATTTTTATTTCACATGTTTTTTTATTATATTTATATATGATTACTAACGTTGCACATACAGATATAGTTAATAATTTCAATAAGACGATTGGTGTGCTCACATATATTGCAGCTTCAACAAATAATGGATTTGAATATACTACACGTGAAACTTTACACGAAGATCGTATAACGTATGAAATCGATATTGATGGAGGTGATAAGTATGAATTATTAGATATTGATTTTAATGAAGACATTTTAAATAATATTACTCATATTTCATTAAAAAAGATGAATTTAAAAAGTATTCCAAATGTTATTTATAAAATGGAAAACTTACATTCATTAAAATTAATCAGTAATAAGATTAAATTTATTGGTGATGATATAGTAAATTTAAAACGTCTTCACTTAATATCATTAAATAATAACAATATCAGTAAAATAAATCCGTTAATATCAAAATTAGAAAATATCAACTATCTAATATTTGATAATAATCCTATAAGATCTATTCCTAAAGAATTATCAACAATTGATACTACATATTTTAAATTAAACTCACGTTTAACAAAAATTGATCCATGTTTTGCTACATGGAAATCATTTAATAATTTGAGTTTACATATTTCTAATAAAAATTGGATATCGTTATTAATTGAATCACCTGATGTATTCAATCATGAAAATTTTCCAAATGTATGGCCTGCTAAATTTGATATTACAGATAAACAGGCTAAATTATTTGGAGATAAAATATTAACATATTCAAGTCTACTTAAGACTTTCATTTTTGGTTTAATGAATTATGATCAAAAAAAGAAATTTGGACATACAGCAAACGTAAAACTTACTGCGCTTAAAAAAGATTTCTAGACGTAAGAACTTTTTATTTTTAGTTATATAACTTGTATTAAGAATTAACTTTGGTATTCATGAGTCATTTTGGCTTTTGAGTTTGTTTCAGCAAATGAAATGAGTATCACTGTAAAAATCAATTTAACTAAAAATAAATTAAGTAATTATGAATGCACAAACATTACAGGCGATGCCTGAGCTCTTTATTACGAGCAACCACAACAGATTAAAGTCATACGACAAAAAATCTAAACTACCTAAGGTTTATTTACCCGGAAATACACATTTTGAATTTGAATTTTTTAATCCTTTACAAGAGCGTATTGGTATGAAAATTTACATTAACGGAAATTGTATTAATTCTCAACAACTTATCATTATTAATCCAGGACAACATGGATTCCTTGAACGCTATTTGGACACAGATTCAAGAAAATTTTTGTTCGATACATACATGATTAATGGAGGTAATGAAGCTGCAAAAAAAGCTATCGAAAAAAATGGTTTAATTAAAGTTGAGTTTTTTAAAGAACAACAACAATTAAGTCTTAATAATGGTTGGTACTCGATAGGGGGATCATTCGGAGGGCCTGATTATACATATTATAATAATACAGGTAATCCAGTATATGGAGATATTTTTACTACTCATGATGGAGCTGGAGATTTTACATGTTCAGCAACATTAGACATGATGCAAAATATTTCAGAAGTAAAAGGTAGTTATAGTCCTAGAAAATCTCCAGCTACCAGAAAATTGTCTAAAAAGGTTTCTAAAAATGTAGAAACTGGAAGAGTAGAAAAAGGTGAAGTTTCTAATCAAACATTTGAAACTACTACATTTAACGCGATGTATAGTTCTTTTCATGATGTTGAAGTTCAACTTTTACCAGAAAGCACAAAACAAGTAAACGTTGGCACTCAAACTTCTGTATATTGTCCAAATTGTAGATATAGAATTAGAGATGCTAAAAAATGGAATTTTTGTCCAAAATGTGGAACTGATATTCAAAACATATAAATGAAAACAAAACAAGTAATAATTGTTCGTAATGATTTAAAAATGCGAAAAGGAAAAATGTCAGCACAAGTTGCTCATGCTTCTATGAATGCATTACTTAAATCAATGTCATACGAAAAAGTTCATATGATAACTTCTCCAACAGAAAACTCATATGATGAATACACCAGAACACTAAAGTATAATGAATTTAGTGCAATGGAACAATGGTTAGAAGGGAAATTCACAAAAATTGTTTTGCAATGTGATTCACTTCAACATTTAGAATCATTACATGCAACTGCTGTAAGTATGAAACTTCCGTGTTCGGATATTATAGTTGATGTTGGCGATACAGTATTTAATGAACCAACTGCTACTTGTTTTGCAATTGGACCAGAATTTAGTGATAAAATCGATACTTTAACTAGCTCTCTGAAGTTAATGTTATAAACAAAACTCATATAACAAATGGATAGTTTTTGTACAGCTATCCATTTGTTATATTTATTCAACGAAATAAATTTTTTATGAGAATATTAGACGTTGTTACAAATAAGTTTATAACAATCATTCTTAAAGAGAAAGATAAATTTATAGCAGGAATGTGTAAATTTTTTGAAAACACGAAACAAGAGGGACGTGAAACAAAGGAAGCATTTCAATACATGCAAAAATATATGCGTGGTGAAAAACTTACTGCGGAAGAAAATGATGCATTTAAAACACAAACGGGAGATGTGTTAAAAGGGCTTGGAATTATAGTTCCATTTGCATTAATTCCAGGAGCTTCTATATCAATTCCAGTTTTAATAAAGCTGTGTGATAAATTTGGAATAGATTACACAAGTGTATTACCTAGCGCATTTAAAGATGGACGAACAAAATAAAGATTTTTTTGATAAGACTCTAGTAGCAGATTTATTAAAAGAACGAAAAAATATAAAGAATATGTGGAAAGTGGATGGGTAAAAACATCACCAACACCAATTCTATCGAATTTTGATTTTGCTTCATTATATCCAACAACAATGAAGACGATTGATCCAGATATAAAAGAAAGAGAGATTGCAATATGGATTTAAAATATAACTTTTTTGATATAGAATCACTTATATTTTGTGGTGATGTTCATGGAAAATTTACACAATTACAATATAAAATAAAACAATATGATCTTAAAAATTGTATAATATTTGTTTGTGGCGATTTTGGTGTCGGGTTTGAAAAACCGGGATATTACAATGTTGAACTTGGAAAATTAGATAAATTTTTAAAATTACATAATAACTATTTATTTGCTATTAGAGGTAATCACGATGACCCTGAATATTTCAGTGAGAATAAGGAATATGGGAATGTTATTTTATTGCCAGATTATAGTATTATTGGTGTAAATGGTTATATGATCCTGGGTATTGGTGGAGGTACATCTATCGATAGAAAACAACGTATAGCTCATGACATAAAAATAAACAACCAATACAAAAAATATAATTCTAAACGTAGATATACAAGCTATTGGCCAAATGAGGCTATAGTTGTCGACGGTGAAAAAATCAATGAGATTAATGAATCGCCCGATAATATTGATGTTATATTTACACATTCATCTCCAAACTTTTGTGAACCTTTTACTAAAGACGGTATACTTGGATTTATTAAACTTGATCCACAGTTAGTGGTTGATTATGATAAAGAACGTGAAAGCTTGACACAAATATATGATGAATTAAAAAATAAAAATATCTCACACTGGTTCTATGGACATTTTCATGAATCATACAGACTTGAACATGAAAATGTTCAATTTATTGGAATCGATGAGTTGGAGTTCAAAGAAATGGTGTTACTTAATGAAAATTAAATTAAATTAAATTATAACAATGGAGACATGGGAAATAGTTCTAGAAGAACTGAAAGCTACTAAAGATTGGAAAGAGGTATTAGATACCGAATTTGATTCTGGTCGTTATTATGAATTACCGTGGATGATCGACTATTTTAGAGAAAAAGGTGATACTGAAGCAGTAGAGTACATTATTAAACTTGAAGAAGAAATTGAAGCAAAAGAAGGACGTAAATATGCAATCGGCGACAAGTTTATAATGAACAATGATATTGTAGAATGTGAAGTCGAAATTACAGATTTCGATACCGATGGTTCTGCTTGTGTAGAATATACTAACATAAACTACAAATCATCCAAGAAAAAAATTCCATCGGTAAATATTAAAGATTTAAAAAGATTGCGTTAATGTCAAACATATATTACATACACGGTTCAGCAGATTCAGTGGATAAAGATATTTTTTATGTCTTTGATGAAATGCCTCTGTTTCAAGATGCGAAACGATTTTGTGATGCATCAAAGAAGAAAATAGAAATATCATCGTCATAAAGAATGGTATAGTTGTTGATTGTTATAAAGGAACATGTGATGAAATTCAAAACGGTTTAATCGACACCTATCATTTACATTTAAAAGATCAAAAGCATCCTCCACTTATTATCAAACGTGCTGACCGTGATGTAATGTTAAAGACTATATGTGTACTTAGATGTTTTTATCACACTTCTCAAGAACGGATAAACGTCAATTAGTCAAAGCGGTAAGAATAATGTTATTGAAGTTCGAAAAATATTTGCATTTCAATTAGCTCAAATTATCGGGTTGACTAAAGGCGTTGAAATATATACAAAACAAGCAGCGGTTGCACATTTTCCAACATTAGAACCATACCTATACAGAAAAGAAACTACTGCTGACAATTTGATTGTCATATTTAATGACTTTATCGACTATTGTGAAAAAATCAAATATACACAACAAGATGATATTGTTGTGTTTGAGAACTCAACTAATTCATATGATTTAAAAACAGAAATTGTATTATGAAAAACATAAAATTAGTATTAATAACTGCATTTATGATTATGATGACTGCATGTCATAATGTTGTTGTATGGACACCAGGCCAAGCATTAATAGTTACTTTATTTATTATCGTTGCGATAATAGTTGTAATGATAAAAATTTCACATGCTTTAGAGAAATGGTGGGAAAAATAAATTTAAGAAATAATGGCACAAAAAGTAGTAAAATTAGTAGCAGTAGTTCCTGATGCAGGTTCAGAACCAATAATATCGAGTTTAGCAGAATTACAATTATGGCTTGATGAAGAGGCTACTGTATCTTCTGTTGTAGCTGGAACAGGAACAGAAGAAGGAAACTATATATTTGTATTAACAGTTCCTGATGATTTTGTAATTCCTACAATAGAATAATGGCAAAACCAGTAAAACTAATAAAGTTAGAAGGAACTGTTGAAGAACTTGCACAAATAATTAGAGACTCTAGAATTACTGAGACTTTTGTATTTAAAAAGGATCGGTCTAGAGTTTATACTTATGTGTGTGGGAAGATATAGAAAAATGGTTTATTAACTATGCGGATGGAAATAAAGCAGGTCCCACTGAGTATTCTAGATGGCAAACGGATAGGCAATTAGAAGCTACAATTTCATTTTATATGGGTTTTGGTAAACTGTTTTTATATAAAGTAGACAAATCTACAGACGTTGAACAATTTGATGATTATTAAAAAAATTTTTGGAATTAGTGACAACTCCATACTTTATCATGTTTCTTAAAGTTTAAATTATTTATTTTTCTATATAATGATCGTTCAGATATATTTAATGCATGTGCAGCCTTTTTAATAGTTTTATTAGAATTTAATGCATTTAATATCATCATATTTGTCATAGATTCAATATTTAAGTTGGACATATTTATATCATTAATGTTTTTAAATGAAGTTCCACTTGTTATATTTTTAAGAGGCCCTGTGTTTAAATCTAATCTGCCTATAGTATAAATTATATTATTTTCTAGAATATTAGAATCTTTAACAGATAAATTATTATCTATTATTATTATTTTATGATTTATATATGGATATTCATATTTTATATGATCAATTCTATTTCCATTTCCTCTACCAACATAAAAAGGTTCATATTCAAATATATATGACCCATATTGAAATGGACCTGGCTTATCTGTATTTAACGCAATATATACATAATTTTCAAATGTATTATTTTCTATTTCGACAAACTCATCAAACTCATCATTTAAATCAGACAAAGATATATTAAAATAATTAATAATAGCTTCTTCTATTAAATCACTAATTGTTATAGATGTGTTTTCATTAGACTCTATTTTTATACGTATATTTTCTAATTTTTTTAACAATTTATTTGAACATTCAAATTCCATATCATATAATTTTGTTATATATATCTAAATGATATGACAAAACTATGACAAAACTATGACATATGTATAATTTTTCACTTTGGCATAGTTTTTGTGTTTATTTATACAAATAACACACAAACAAAAATAAACATTAGAAATTATGAAACAAGAAAACAGAGACTTCGTAGATTTTTTTAACCAAATTTTTGGTCAGATTGACTTTATGCCAGGCATGAAACAACAAGATTATTCAATAAAGCATGGTGATAATGAAAGCACTTTATTGTTAGCAGTTCCTGGTTATTCAAAAGATGATATTACTATCACAGTAGAAGATAATAATACTATCACAATAACTGGTGAATCTAAATCTGGTTTAACAAGTGTACTTAAAAGAACATTCACAATTCCAGCAAATAAAATTGATATGGATGCGATTGTTGCTAAAGTTGAAAATGGTGTATTAGCAATTATCTTTACACATGCGAAAAAAAGTAAAAAAACAATCAAAGTACAGTAATATCATTTTTTTTTCATGAATAAATTATTAATTTTACACATATAATTAATTTTTTATACGATGATACTTACAGAAAAAATTGGTCCAGATACTCCACAACACATTGTTGATGTTGTAAATCTGTTAAAGAAAAAAGTAAAACCACTAAATCTTAAACACGTCGATTGTTGGATTGCCGGTGGTTATTTTAGATCGGCATTTAATGATGAAGAAATTCATGATATTGACATCTTTTTCAAGAATATAAATGACATTGATGTATTGAAATCTACTTTAAATGAAGGTTTTACTGAAAACTCTTACCATGTTAGAGGAAACTTTAATGATCCAACATCGGGTAGAAGTAAAGACGATGATGTGTCATTCGCATTCGCAAAAGCAGAATTTAAAGTTTCAGTAGATTTAATTAAAAAATTCACATATATTAATGCTGAAGAATTACTTTCTGATTTTGACTTTTCTGTATGTAAATTTGCATATTCTGTGAAAGACAATACTTTTTATTATGATTCAAAAGGATTTATTCATCTTAAGGCAAAACGACTTGTTATAACTAATCCGGAGTTTAATAATCCGGTTGGTTCAATGAAAAGATTGAAAAAATATTTCTCGTATGGTTATGATATTAGTTCAGAAAGTATCAATCTGATTGCAAATAGAATTGCAGAACTTGGAACATCTTGTATTAAAACATCTTGTATTAAAGTTAATATGTATGATGATGATGAAGCAAAAGATCAGATTAAAATCAATGCATTTGATTTAATATTACCAAATGAAAATTGGAAAGTTTATTTGGAAATGAATCCAAATGTAATTTTGCATAAAAGTTTCCCTGACACATTCAATATGCCAGTAAATAATGAAACTCAAGAACGACTCATTAAAATGGCAAGATCAAAAACTATTGAATGGGATAAAATCAAAGGATTTGTTAGTGAAGAAAATTGGGATAATTCACGTGGTGCCAGAGGTATGGCAAAACTGAAAAAAGGTTTTTAATGACTTCCCAAGAAGCTAGCGTGTAAATTCGGAAAGAGATCTTCAGCAATACTTAAAAATTCAAAATAGTATTGCTGAAGCAGCTTCTCATGGAAGTTTTGAAATAACTATATGGAATATTTCCATTGAAGAAGCTCTTAACGAATTTTAGAAAAAGAAGGATATGAGTATCCAACGTCATGACAATGTAACAATAAAGTGGTAACTTTTAACTAAGGTGATATGAGACGACTTACAATTGAAAAAACTATAACACCGAGAGATTCCAAGTCATTAAATTTATTTTTCACGGATATTCGAAATTATGAAGTAATGACACACGAAGAAGAGTATGAAATCTTCGAAAAATACAACAATACAAAAGATGAAAAATTATTAGAAGAAATTGTTCATAGAAATCTCAAATTTGTTGTGAGTGTTGCTAAACAATATATAACATCACAATTAGCATTAGAAGATTTAACTATGTCTGGTTGTATAGGTTTAATTAAAGCTGCCGAAAGATTTGATTATACTAGAGGATTTAAGTTTTCAACATTTGCTGTATGGTATATACGAAATGAAGTAATTTTGTATATTATAAATCAGTCTAGAAATGTTCGTATACCTTCACATATTTCTCTTGAAATACGAAAGATTCAAAAGAAGATAGAAGCAAACGAAGAATTAACAGAAGAAGAACTTATTAAATATTCCAAATATCAAGAAACTCAGTCAATAATGTCATTAGATAAAGTGACTGATGAATATGATCCGCTTTCATCTATCGAAAATTCTAATGCAGATAATCCGTTACTTGAATTAAATCTAATAGATAAAAATATTGTTTTAAACAGAGTTTTACATCAATTAGGTGATAGGGAGCAATTAATTATTGAGCATCTTTTTGGTCTTAATGGTAAGAAAGTTGCATCTATAGAAGAAGTTGCAATAATGATAAATTGTTCATCTGAACTAGTCCGACAAATTAAAAACCGTTCTTTATATAAAATGAAACGTCTATTAAAAGGAAAGGCTAAGGATATGTATTTTTCTCTGGTTTCTTAATTCTCACCCACATTTTTTGATATATGACAGATAAAGAACAAAAATATCATGATAAATTAATTATAATGATTCATGATTTATTAGCAGCTGGAGAATCTATGGTTGACGCAGCAGAAACATGTGGTCATGATGATTGTGTCGATGAATGGAATAGAATTTCTAAAAAGGCAGAAAAAGAAATGTGCTTAAATGAAGCATGTATTGCTTCATACAGAGAAGAAGCGAATAAAAGAAGAGAACAACGTGAAAAAGCAAAAGAAGAAAATTTCCTCAAGAAAAATAAAGCTGAAGATGAAGAAATTTTAAAATCTTTTGGATTAACACTTGATGATCTTAAAAATGGAAAAATCTAAAAGAAAGTAAGCAAAATGGGTGGAAGAGCAATGAGTCTGTTAGGAATTGAAACAGAACGTAAAACAACAGTTGAACATTTGAGAATTCAAAAAGAATTGATGCCTATTATTGCAGAAATGTTTAAGACAAAAGTAAAAGGTGTCAAGTTTTATCACAAGAAGGAATCTCATGGAGATTTAGATATACTTATCTTAAATCATGGAAACCTTGGAAATGTTGCTAAAACACTTGAGGTGTCATTTGGTCCAGTGTATTCAAATGGTAATGTTTATTCTTTTGAATATGATAAGTATCAAGTAGATATTATTCCTCAACCTACACGTATTTGGGATTTTTGTCATGATTTTTTTGATTACGATCCCTCTGGAAATTTGATGGGGAAAATTGCAGCAAAATTTGGGTTAAAATATGGATTTCAAGGGTTGGTTTATCCATTCCGTACATATTCTGGACGTTTATCTACTGATATTAATATTTCTACAGATTCAAACAAAATTTTTAAATTTCTTGGATATGATTATTCTCGTTACTTGAAAGGATTTGATACAACTACTGAAATTTTTGAATGGATTGTTGAAAGTAAATACTTCAGTATGGATTCATTTTTGATGGATAATTTGAATCATATCGATAGAAAGCGTAATAAGAAACGTGCAACATATCAAGAATTTTTGACATGGGCAAATGAAAATAACATTGAGTCTAAATACACCATTAAAAAAGATAAAGAATCATATATTGACGTCATTGATCAATTTTTTCCAGAAGCCGAGTTTAAAATTAAACTTGAACATTTACGAAAAAAAGACCATGAGAATCAGTTGATTTCTGAAAAATTTAATGGTCGTCATGTTATGGAATGGACTGATATTAAAGGCAAAGAACTTGGTGCTATTTTATCAAATTTTGATTCATATTTAGGAGATGTGAGACGTAACTTTTTATTAAATTCATCAGCTGATGAAATTGAAGTATTTTTCAAAACTTGGTATAACCGATAATATTACATTGACATTGTCAGATTAGCATAGTGGTCCAGTGCGCAATATCCATGTGAAGAGACATGAGTTCGAATTTCGTATCTGGCTCTAATTAAACCAAGAAAAAATGTCAAGTTATTTTAACTCTCTAAGAGAAGGTGATCTTTATGAAGGTCAAGAACTTGGACTATTAAAACAAATTCAGAGTGTGAAGAAAAATTGTTATAAAAGATCCTGATTATTTTGATTTGAGTGGATATAAACGAGTTATGATAACAGATAGAGAATTAGAAAGATTAGACGTCTATGTATTAGACACTAAAGGTGGATTTTATCATGATAATGAAGACTGGGCGATTGTTCCAGTTGATAGATCACGACATATTTGGGAATTTTGTTCAATGAGTTGTATTGATGGTTCTATGGAACCTATTTTTAAAACTACTAAAGAAATGACATTAGATGATTTTGCAGAATTATATTATCATGTCACTCATAAAGAATTAACATATGATAATTGACCTCATAAAAAATGTAAAACTAATGATAGAGTTGCACAAAAAGCTCTATATGACAATTATTCTCCGTTATTGTTTGCTTTATGTAAACGACGAAGGATACTTGTGGAGCATCTGAAGTTTTACAGTCAAACTTGTTCAAAATGTGGCAGTGTTCATAAATCGTAAAGGTGAACTTTATGAATGCATAAGTTGTGGTTATGTTATAGATGCAGACTTTAATGCTGCATTAAACATTCTGCATAGAGGAGCATATGGTCCCTCTACTACAAAAAACTTAATTTTTATAACTTTTTATAGAAATTAGTAATTATTAGACATAGATGTAAAGGAAAATGAGATTTAATTCTCATTTTCAAAATCTTTGTTATATTCAATCAAATCACGAGTCAGGCATTATCTGGCTCCATAATTATTGAAAATGATAAGCAAAAAATATATTACGTATGATGAGAAAGAATTGATAGCTGAAATAAATTCAATACGTAAAAATCTTTCTCAGATGAAACCAGCAGTATACATACAAGATACATTTGCAAATGATTGATTTTGATTGATTGATTATTGGAAGTTGAATAGCTAAATTGGTAGAGCGCCTGAAGAAAAACTCAGGAGATGAGGTTCGAGTCCTTACACAAGAAATTGTGAGTATGGTACTATTGCGGGTTCGAATCCCGCTTCAACTACAAAAATAAGTATTATGATATTATTGACGTCTGAAGATATTCATGGACTTGATTATGACTTAACAACGGGATTAATTGATGAAGAAGAATATGATGAAATTGTACAACAGATAATCGATGAACGATTAATAAAAATGGTAAGAGATGGATCTGGATAGCAGCAAAAGTTGTTGAAAATGAAAAAAGATTAGCATTAGAAAGAAACAAAGAATATGCTAATCTTATGCGTCGTAAGAAAATATTGACTGAAGAAATAACGTCAATAGATAAACAACTTGAAAAAATAAACTCAAATATGAAAATATCGGTTACTGTAAGTTTTCCGGGTTTTGCGTATTAAAACTAAAACTTTAATTGAATAAAATAATCATGAAATACAAAACTCCAATAAACAACAATTACTGTGCAGTTGTTGTAGAAATTAAAACACTTGTTCCAATTGAAAATTGCGACAACGTTGTACATGCAATCATCATGGGTAATCATGTAGTGGTTTCTAAGAACGTTAAAGTTGGTGATGTAGGTTTATACTTTCCATTAGAAACACGTCTTTCTAATGAATATTTGAGCATCAACAATCTTTACAGAAAACCTGAATTAAATGCTGATAAAAATGAAAAAGGTTATTTTGAAGAAAATGGTCGTATTCGTTGTGTAAAATTCAGAGGAAATAAATCTGAAGGTTTATTTATGCCAATTGATTCAATTGCAGAGTTCTTAAAAAAAGGCGATGTTCCTGTTATAGGAGATGAATTTGATGAACTTAGCGGTGTCAATATTTGTTCAAAATATGTCGTCAAAATATCGAAACAATCTGGAAACAAACAAAAAAATGGTAGAAGTCCAAAAGTATCAAAATTAGTTGATGGACAATTTAACTTTCATCAAGATACTGCAATGTTATATAAAAACATGCATAAGATTCAACCAGAAAGTTTGATTTCTATCACATACAAAATGCATGGGACAAGTGGTGTTTCGAGTAATATTATTTGCAAAAAACAATTAAAATGGTATGAAAAATTATTGTTGAAATTGGGAGTAAATGTAGTAGATACAGAGTATGACAATATTTATTCTAGTCGTAATGTTGTCAAAAATGAAGACTTAAATCCAAATGCAAATCATTATTATAAAGAAGATATTTGGGGAATTGCTAACAATGAATTGAAAGAGTTCTTACAAAAAGGAATGACATTCTATTACGAAATTGTTGGTTATTTACCAAGTGGTGGTGCTATTCAAGGTACATTTGATTACGGATGTAAACCAAGAGAACATGCAATTTACATATACAGAATTACTTATACTAATGCAGATGGTAAAGTATTTGAGTATACGGCAAAACAAGTTCAAGATTTTTGTAAAATGAATGGACTTAAAGCAGTTCCTCAACTTTACTATGGATATGCAAGAGATTTGTATGATGGAAATGTAACTGAAGGAAGAATTTCAAATGTGAATCCAGAAGAATGGAGAGCTACTCTTCTTGAAGTAATTAAAGATCGTTTCAATGAAAAGGATTGCTTTATGTGTATTAATAAAGTACCTGAAGAAGGATGTGTAATTCGTTTAGAAGATTTATGGTTAGAAGCCTTTAAATGTAAATCTGAAAGATTCTGTGAATTTGAAACAAAAGAATTAGATAAAGGTATTTCTAACATAGAAGACGAAAATTAATGAAATCACATCATTTTTTAGCAACAAGTATTATATTTGCTTTAGGTGCTATTTATTTAGCAGCAAAAGGATCAGAAGGTTGGGGTTGGTTCATAGTTGGATCAATTCTAACTTATCCTGGTAATAAACATAACGAAGAAGACGATGAAAGTTAAATTAACAAGAGAATCTGATTTTAAAGAAGTTGAAGTTGAAGTCAATGATGAACTTATTGAAGTTGCAACAAAAGTAGATTCTAAACTAACTAATCCTTTAGGGTTTATATGTTCAGAAGATGGTTCAAAAGTATTTGTATATCATAAAACTAGAGAACGAACTCCGGGTGAAAAAGATTCTTGTATGTATAAAATAACAGTCGAAAAAATTCCTTATCAATGAGTGCATCTGGAAAAGTAATATCACATGAAATTACAATAGAGTTTAAATGTCCCAAAACAAAAGAAGATGTTAAAATGACAATATCTAGTCCCACAATAGGAACTGGACATCATTATGAAGACTGGGAGTATACATTACGTATCAGTTTATAAATGTGCTTCATGTGGTGGATGGCATCATGTTGAAATATAAAGTATGATAACACAGGAGAAATTTGATACAATTATATCAGAATTAAATTCCGATATAATTTGTTGTGCAGCGGTTGGTTCAAAATGTCAAGATAGCATTTTATTTGAACCAAATGAAAATGGACCTATAATAATTGATCAAAAACGAGAAATTTATAATATAGGAAAGTTTGAAAGTAAAACAATCAGTATTGATCCGAATTTAAGATGGGGTGATCTTAGAATTTTTGACAAAAAGGGAAATGTACTTATTGATTTAGCACAATATGACATAAATGTTATGTTTTTAATTTGATTGTCAATTTTAAGTTTCTGACTATTTTATTAGTTTAAAATGTTTATTACTTACATAAAGATAAATTTATGGAACAAAAAGACCTTATAATAGTAAGAGGTATTCCTGGAAGTGGAAAAACAACATTTGCATCATTATTGAGTAATGATGTGTGCTGTGCAGATGACTATCACATGGTTGATGGAGAATATAAATGGAAAGCTGAAAACCAAGGATATGCACATAAATCATGTCAAAACAAATGTAAAGCTCAAATGGAATCCGGCAAACCAACAGTTGTTGTTGCAAATACTTCTACAACAATTAAAGAAATGAATCCATATATTGATATGGCTGAAACTTATGGTTACAGAGTATTTACAGTGATTGTTGAAAATCGTCATGGTGGTATCAATGAACATAACGTTCCATCGGATACACTTAATGCTATGGAAAAACGGTTCAATATCAAATTAAGATAATAGATGAACAGGATGATTTATGTCTGACATGCACATTATCACAAAAAAAATTATTAGTGAAAAGTCTTCTGCAAAATTTACAATAAATTATAAAAAAAGAATAAGAAAGCTGCGAGAAGCTAATGGTACATGCATTCCATTAACTATGGTAGATGATTATTTATTTTATTCATGTATTAGTAATTGGATTGAACGTATGTATGATTATATTACAGATCACTCACAACTTGATTTATTGAAGAAATATGGTGTTCGTAATGTTAAAACAAATGTATCTGGAGTAGTGCGTGATCATATATATTCTCGTAAAAGTGGTTTTATAAATAGTGTATTTCCAGAGATTCTTAGACATCCATGTAATTGTCAACTATTAACTCATAAAGAAAATATAAGAAAATTAGATCACTATACATTATATGAATTATTTAAAAACATATTAACATATAATGGAACATGGAAAGAACAGGCATTATGTGAAACGTTAATTAAAAAATATCTAGATGGTGAACGTACAATTATACATAAAAACATATTATGAAAACAATAAAACTTAATACATCCGACGGAACTATCTGGTTCACGTCGGATCTTTGACTCCATATCGGGCATAAGAACATTTGTTCAGGAACGTCGACGTGGTCAAGTTTAGAAGGAACACGGAATTTTCCAACTATTGAAAAAATGAATTCTACTATCATCGATAATATCAATAGAGATGTTATGCCAGATGACACTTTATTTATTCTTGGAGATATTTTATTTGGAAATAAACAGTACTTACCTGCTGCAATGAATAGATTCAATTGTAAAAATATCTATTTGATTTATGGTAATCATGACATGTACATTGAAAGTAATGAAGAATATAAAGCATTATTTAAAGGTTGTTATGATAACTTACATCTAAGAATAAAGGATGATGAAAAACATACTGAGATAATTCTTTCACATTATGCTCATCGTGTTTGGATGGGTTCACATAAAGGTTTCATTCATTTATACGGTCATTCACATAATTCAATTCCAGATTTTGGAAAATCTATGGATGTTGGAGTTGATGCTATATTTGCTAAAACTGGTGAGTATGCTGCAATTAGTTATGATGAAATACTAAGAATCATGAAAGATATTAAAGTAGAGTTTGTAGATCATCATAATAAAAATACATCTATGTTTTAATGAAAGATTTACAGATAATAGATGAACGTATTTGCTCTACCAGCTAAATAAAAGCAATCGGCTTTGAAATTGCGCTATGTAGCCGTCTGAACTTTACACTTTGTTAAAAAACTGGCATTTATTATTACAAAGAATTACATACACAGGTTTTTATTATTAATTTCTAAAATATTATGAAAAAAGTATTTTTTTGATACCGAATTTACAGGATTATACCAAAATACAACCTTAATTTCAATCGGTTTAATTTCTGAATGTGGAAAAACATTCTACGCTGAATTTAACGATTATAACAAATCCCAAAGATGAATGGTTACAAAATAATGTAATCAACAATTTGAAATTTAAAGAACCAAAACAAGATGAAGATGAGTATTATGTTGCTACACGCTCAGAAGAAAACAAAATACCAAATGACATATACAAATCATTTTCACTTGAATTAAGAGATAAAACAAGTGTAATAAAACACCAATTATTACAATGGTTAGAACAATTTGACCAAGTTGAAATGTGGAGTGATTGTCTTTCTTATGATTGGTTTTATTTAATCAAATATTTGGACATGCTTTTAATATTCCTAAAAATGTTTATTACATACCATTTGATATTTGCACATTATTCAAAGCCAAAGGAATCGACCCTGATATTTCAAGAGAAGAATTTTCAAATATGAAAGAAAACGCTCAAAAACATAACGCTCTTTGGGATGCTAGAGTTATAAAACGATGCTTCGAGCTACTATCTTGTGCATAACGGTAAATGTAAGTGCCGTTTAAAACTGACGTATAAAGTTTGTAGATAATAAGCGAGAGGAACCTAATTTATGGTTCCTCTCAAAAAATTTAAAACTGATATATTGCTCTTAGTATTAACTTTCCACTTACTCCGGCGGACTCCAACCACCATCTTTCCTAGATACTTCTAAAACTGTTTTGTCATTAAACTATTGGAATAAGGTTAAACCATAAATAAAGCATTCCTCCTAGGATGGACTGTAGTCCTCACATAGCCTCGACACTACTCTACTTTATCAAGCATCAATTCTAAACAGAAAAATTATTTTTTTGATTGTTTTGACATATCAACTTCATGTTGAATTTTATCGGTAATCTCTATTTGAAGTACTCTTTTTTCTACATTATCAAATCTAACATCTGTCATTTCTATATGTGTTTTTAGATTATCTTGCAAGCCGTTTATATTTTCACGAATTGATTTAAACTCTTTTTCACCCTGCTCTAATCGTTGCGCCTGTAACGCAATCGTCTTATTTAGTGTATTAATCGATTTTATCATCTCATCAAATTTTACAATAAGCATTTTTAACACATAACCTAAAATCATGATAAGGATTCCAACTAACCCACTCAATATCCAATTTATAACTTCTGTCATGTTTTAATGATTATTTATGTATATATCCTTTTCCTGATTGTGTGAACAATGCTTTTAATAGTATGAAAATACGATAGATGGAGAGTAATTGTAGATACCTTTGAATATTTCAGTATCACTTCCAACTACTTGTATTTCATAACGGAGATTTTTTTTAAACCCAGATAATGTAATATTTTTTTCTATCGTTGGATCTTCATATACCCACGATGAATTAGAATCTATATTTACTTCTAAAACGGCACCAGTTCCATCCCCATCAATAACGTATGAAGTTGCTGGAGTTTCACCTGCTTTTGTAAATCCGTAACCATGATTAGTCATTACGATATTTACAATTTTACCATCTTCTATTTCTGCATATCCCTCTGCTGTTGCACCATTTATCACGCCGGAAATAAACGGAACACTAACTGACACACCAGTATATCCAGTACCGCCATCAATTACTCTAATATAGTCAACTCTTCCTTCAGTGTTAATATGTAAATTTGGAATGATTTCCAATGTGCTAATGCCGTCAATATTTGATTCATCAATATCTATAATTGGAATACTTAGATACCCTCCCCCTTCATCTATGACATTTAGATTTGTAATTAGAGATGGTGTTGCACCTATTTCAAATTCTATAACCGTTCCTCTTCCAGTATCACTTGAAACCGATATTGGAACTGGTCCATTTGCGGTTGCGCTGCCAGTCATTGAAAAATGAATAGAAGATATTTGTTGATTTGATGGAACTGTTCTCCATCGCAGTCTTGTATTTTTAACAGTATAATCAAAATTCACATATAGATTAATTGAATATGTGTCAGTACGTTCTAATTCATTAAACTCCAATTCGAAATCTAATAGTATGTCATCAACATTAGTTTCTAATCTCCTATTAAAATCTAATACACAACTCTCATCTGCATATGGGTATCCATTTTCTCCAATAAAATGATCAAGGTCTTCAAATGAATCTGTAGTCTCTCGTTGCATTAATGTAATGTACATGTCTGATGACGTAGAGCCAGTTAAACCATTAAATATATTTTCACATATATAAAAACGTTTCACGCTGCCTCTGATGATATACAATGGGTCACCAGGTTTGATTGATTCATATAATGAAATATCATCTGTGGTAAATTTGAGTGTGCAGTATGTTGATCGATCGGTATCGATTTCTCTTAATATTGGTTGTACATTAAATGTGGCTGTATGAAGTGGAAAGTTTCCGCCAGACAATCCTTCTAAATTCGTTCCATTTTGTAGAAAGAAACGAGTATCTTTATTTAGAGTGATTTTAGTTTTGGACGTATCTATAATTTCCATAATTGTATATATTTGTGTGTATAATTACTAATTTTTATAAAAATTAAGTTTTTGTGGTAGAGGGACCATATGCTCCTCTGTGTAGTATGTTTAATGCAGCATTATAATCTGCATCTATAACATTACCACAACTTATGCATTCATAAAGTTCACCTTTACGTCTTTCTTTATGGATACTGCCACATTTTGAACAAGTTTGACTTCTTCTTTTGCCATAGATTCTAGCTGCGAATGAAGTTATTATTGAAACATATTAAGTTCTTTACAGATTTTAGTAAGTTTATGCATTGTGTAAATTTTAAATTGTTTATTATATATCAAAACTTTTAATCAGTTTTTTAACTTTTATAAAAACTTAATATATTATATCAAAGTCTTTTTCATTTATCAATGTGTATGTAAATGAATCGCCAAATGCATCTTTAGATAATTTACATATTTTAATAAATTCATTCCAATCATTAATACTTGATAGCACCTGGCAACCAGCACTCCATTTTCCAACAATGGTTGATGATGTGTACGATGCATGGTGAATGTTTGTGTAACCTATCTCTTCATATATATTAGATTCATTTAGATCAAATTGTTTATCCCTATCATTATCTCTAAAATATTTCATGGGTTTTTTCTGACGTAACGCTTCATATTTTCCATGATGTAATCCTATTGAATATGCTCCTCTATATTGTCCAGGAACCATGATTGCAGTACCATTTACATTTATTGGATTTTCTAAATAATATAAACCAGGATCTGTTGTAGCTTCATATGTTTTTACATTCCATTTTCCTTTATATTTCCACAATAAACAAACATAATCATTAAATGAGTTTGGAGTCATGTCTGTGCTACGTACGCCAACAATATTTAAGTTGTAATTTTTAGAATCATTTTTAAAGAATGCATAACCCTTTTTATTAAAAATTTTTTCAGTGTTTATTGGTGTGATTAAGTTCTTATTCATAATCTAATTGGTTATTTTTATTTGGATTGTATCCTTACACTCCGTATTTGTCAATAATTATACTATCAGCAACACTGTTTAAAGTTTCACGACCAAATTGCGTTTAATTTATCACGCAGTTCAAATCTGCGTTTCATAACATCTAAACTAATGCTAGAATATTTATGACCTTTATCGTCAAAATTAACTGAATCAAATTTTCCATGTAATATTATTTGTTTATTAAACTCACATGTTAGATTCAAATGATAACACACATCACCTAAATATGTATCTTCAATTCCCCATACATCTTGAATATCTTCATTGAAAAATTTTCCATCTTGAAATTCTAAAACTTTGTTTATAGCTTCACGTTTAAAAAATATTCCACATGAATAAAACCCATTCATCACTTTTCCATATTGAACTGGCATGTATTGAAATTCACCATCACCTTTATAATTTTCGTCACGGGAATCTTCTTCTATAAAAAATAATGATATGTCTGTATGATAATTATTAAACATATTAAAATCACCTTTGACGACATATCTATCACCATCTAAAAATATAACATCTGCATTTATGTCACAATGTGACAAACCTAAATTTCTTGAAAATGAAGTTTGACGTCCTGTTAAATGAGATGGAGTTTCGACATAATATTCATTATATTTTTTAAGTATTTCGACAGAATTATCTGTACATCTGTCAAGAACCCAAATTCGTTTTGCATTAATATGTCTTAATGAAAATAACATTTTTTCTATGCTTTCACCTTCGTTTTGTCCTATAATTACAATATTAAGCATATAAAAATTTTAAATTAATAGCCTCTATAATAAAATATACCATTCCAATACATAAACGTTTGAAATACTTGATTATTATAATCATATGTACTCTGTGCATATAGAAGATAATTATATAAATATTCAGTAAAACCACCGTTAAATAGTGTAACAGGTTCTCCATAGCTTATTTTACCACATAAAGTAACTTTATGACCATTATTCCATGATGTATCAGTCTGGATTCCAAAGACTTTTAATGCAGATGTAGTTTCAACCGATATAATATCTGTATTTGCTGGAATATCTAGTAAGTAATAATCGCTTACACCAGTTGCAGTTGCACCAGGAGGCATACCAAAATGATCTGCATAGTTAGCGTCATTTATAGTAAAAACATTTTCATTGGCTGGAAATATTTTTGTAAGTGTTCCATTGCTTGTCATTTGATATAGTCCACCATCGGCAGTTTCATATCCTAAAAAAGTACTTCCTTCTTCAGGCCATAGAGAATATGTAAGTCCAACTAAATCATCATGAGTAAAATGTACTTGTCCCATAAAATAGTGTTTTCTTTTATATATCTAAGAAAATTTTTCAAGTTTTGGTAATGAAACGCACCAACTATACAAGATGTTGCATATATTTTTATGTAAAATGAGAGGAACTTCGTTATAAGAATATCATGCATGATACCTCCAACGACAACTGTAGATAGACCCATTAATACTGCCATTAATGGAAGAGCTTTTTTTAATCCAAGTAAAGTAAAGGTTGCAATTCCACTGGTATCAAATAAGAAAAGTGTTTTCCTTTAATGTATCACACATTTCTTAAACAGATATGTAGTTCACTGCAAATACAAATGTACCTAATATTCGAGTAGCAATAATAAATCTAAATCATTGAAAGTCAACACATCCATTGATATGCAATTCTTTGCAGTATTCTAAAATTAATTTATATTCTTTTGTTCCAATGAGAATATCTATTTTTTCTGAGACAAACATATCATATATAATCATCTCAGTTAATTTTGGCAGACATGTTTTAGAATTAATTAAATACTCATATCCTTTTCTTCCTGCTTGACATATTGAATCTGCAATAATCAATATTGCATCATACAATTCATTCTTTGTACAATTCATGTTATTGTGTTAAAATTCCAGCATGAATAAGCATACTTGTTGCTTTATTCCAATCAATAAAAGGACGTGATGATTTACTACTATCAAATGTTAATGATGCACCCATTGCAGCATCATCAATGTATAATTGTGCATACGCTTTAGGGCTATTTGTCCAACCTTGATTTGGATTTCTCAATATTCCATGTAAAGGAATTTCATTTTGTTTAAACCAATTTACTGCATCTTGTAAATATGTTTCAGTTCCTCGCATCGTCCATAAAATTAAATTATGGCCTTCATCGACTAATGCTTTTAATACTGGAATTCATCTTTATTGCTTTTATCTGGATGTTGAAGAGTACACATGTAACCACATTGTGTGCTAATTGATCCTTTTCCAAATTTTATTTTATCTTCCAACCAACCATATTCTTTATTATTTCCGTTTGATGGATGACACATTAATTTCTTTTGGAATTTACAATTACAGCAACAATCTCCATTTCCATTTCCATCTGGCCAACCATTGTAGCAATTATCACTCATATATTTTATATCAAAAATTAAAAATAGTTAACGGTGGAACATTAAAAACATTCCACCGTTAAAATGAGAGCATATTATTATGTGTTCCAGCCTCTCACAATATCAAAAACCAATGCACTGTTGATCTCTGGATATGTCATTGTCACAACATCCACTAGATATTCAATATCTTTATCACCACAGTGACCTTTAAGGTTTTGATACTTTTTTGCGTTAAGCACATCTTTTTTACATTTAGTATTAGATTAACCTTAAGATTCTAAACCCATCATTATGTCTTCAATTGCTGAAACATAATCGATATATTTTTTAGTTCGTTTAATTGATTTGTCTGTGTATGGTAAATCGATTTCAATTCTGTGTACGATTCGACCAGGATTTGCATCCATAATGATAATTTCTTTTGATAAATAGACTGCTTCACTAACATCATGTGTAACTAACATGAATGTTGGATCTTCATGCATAATTTTAGTCCAAATATCGAACAGCAAATCATCCATTTCCAATTTAGTCTTCATGTCCAATGCACCATGAGGTTCATCTAATAAAAGAATAGGTTCCTTTGTAATAAGGTTACGAGCCAATGCAACTCTTTGTAATTGACCTCCAGATAAGATTGGATATTGTGCATATTTATCTTCTTGACCTTCTAAACCAACCAACTTGCACATTTCTCTTCCACGTGTGATACGTTCTTCCTTTTCAATTCCTTGAAGTTCAAGAGCAATACAAATGTTGTCTAGAACAGTTCTCCACGGTAAAGAAGAATATTGTTGAAATACCATTCCAACTCTGTCTGTTTCTTGTTGACGTTTTCCAAGAATATCTATTGTACCAGCGGTTGGTCGTTCTTTAGTCCAATCACTAGGTTCATATGAACCGTTAGACCAATAATGAATAATTTGATGAAGCCAAAGTTCAGCTTCAGTTTTTTCCATTACTTCTTGCGGAAATCCTTTCCAAAAAGGACTATAAGAACGTGATGTTCCAGTCATTTCTTTAAGATACGAAATTATTTCATCATGAAATGTTATAATATTTGTTTCACTTGAATTTGCTAAATTTTTAATAGCATCTTCTGAAAGAATAAAACCAAATTGCATAACTTCCGCTGCAACTGTCATTGCTAATATATTATTATCAGCTTCTTCAGATGGAAGATTTACAAAGTTTTGTCTAAATTGAACAATATTTTTTGTTAGATTCATGATGTAATATTTTAGATGTATTAAAATAACATAAAATTTTTGGGAGAAAAATTATTTTCAAAATATTAATGCTATAATTACAGATAATCCCATTAATCCATAAATAGTATATGCAGCGATAAGCCAATAATCAGTTTTAGTTTTCATTGCAAAGTTTTATTATTTTTTTGATTAAATTAGTTTTGATAACTTCTTGAGAATAACATCCATGGTCTTTAAATAATTCTACTAATTTGTCATGTGTCTTATTTGATGCTAATAAAGTTTTAGGACAGAGAGCTTTAAACTCAGTGCTCATTTTATTTCTAAACTCTCTATACTTATTATCGATCTTTTCCCATAGCTCAGTGTGTTCATATTTATTCCCAAGCTCTAGCAAATCTTCAAGAAACCAATTGTATTTTTTATAATCTACAATTTTACCATGAGATGCTATTTGTATACCATAATCAAGTATACGGATAGAATGAAACAAACTTTTTAGTGCAAGATATTTATCATAATCATACATTACAGTAAGTTTCTTTTTTCCTTTTACCCAACTTCCATTACTTACAGTCGAAATAGAAACTCTAAGTTTTCCACGATCTAATTCAAAATTAAAATCTTGTTTATTTTGAATTGTTGCAAAATCTGAAAAATAACATTCCAACGCTTGAATATCATGTGAATCCAACATTTGTTGAAATTCAATATGAGTGTATATATGAATGTCGGGATTTGTTTGTTCTGGTTTATCTGTAGTAGTAACTAATATAAAATCTTTATCAGATTTTTCATTATTTGTCCCATATACATGACTACCAAATCTATAAATATTTAATATACGTGGATCTGAAAACATTATTGTACGGATATTGTAATTTCTTTATCGTTTGAAACTCCTACATATACATAATGTCCTTTATCGAGGATTCTATATATTGTGAAGTCATTTGTTCCGCCGACTATGACTGGTGTTGATGAAACATCAGAATCGTCAGCATTTTTTGCACTCATAAATGTTAATGCACAGATAAATGAACCGACAACAAATAATGAGACGAAAATTGCTCTCAATTTAGTGTTTTTATCCATTATTATCCATTGTTAAATTAACAATCTCTAAATACTCATCTTTAATAGCTTGTATTTTATTGTCTAATTCTTCAACATACACAGATGCAACTTCATTATACCATGCAGATCCAATAAATGTTTTTTAGATCAAACGTATATAAAGTACAGTCTATAGCATCTTCTGCCGGTTCTGTTTTAATGAAATTACCAATCCCACCTTTCCAGATACATCCGTGACCAGCAACTATACAGCGCCCACTTTCTATTAATTTAGTTGCAATATTTAACCACCCAGGATATTCAGGTAGTGAGAAAAAATTCTGCAATAAAAATTTTTTTTGATACTCTGTTATTTTACCCATGATGTTACTGATTTTTCTAATTCATCAAAAAATTCATCTTCATATGTGTAAGTCATATCTTCTTTCTTAGATCCTTTTTCAATACGACTTTCAACTTGTACTTTTAAATGTACAAGATCTAATATGTCACAATCATTAAAATCTTTTGGCTAATATAAACGTTAATATTCTACGTTTATGTATTTGTTCTAATTTTTTGAAAATTTTTTTTTCATAATTATTTTTTAGTTTATACAAAGATAACACAAAATTAAGAAATATATTTTTCGATATCTTTTTTCGTTATTTGTCCTTTATTGAGGAGTTCTTTTAGTAATAATTTATATGAAAGAATTTGTTGCTTTTTTAAATCATTCGACTGTTGATACATTGAACATGTTTCTTTAAGACGATTGATTTTTTTCTGATATGCTGAAAATGATTTTCTTGCAGTTTTTACATTACCATGTAACTTTTCAAAATCATCGATTTCTTCAAGAACAAGATCAATAATTGGTTGAGCTTCTGTACAAGCAGCACCATTTATTTCAATTATTTTTTTACCATCTTCACATTCTTCATCTGCTGGCATAAAAAAACTACCGCCTCTATTTGCAATAAAGTATGATTGTATTCCTACTTTAATTGAAGTAGAAAGCGGAATTCTATTCATTATCCTGTTTAGAATTTTACTCCTCATCTTCTGTGATGATAGATAATTGACCACATGCGGCGCCATTATCGATTTCGCTTTGGGTTGCATATGCAACGGCAAAAAATCAAATCCTGCATTTTCTAATTGGTTTGCGATTTCTTCATTCATAACTTTAATTAATTTAATTAATATTGGTGGCCCGAATGGGGCTCGAACCCATAACCTGTGGGTTTAGAATCCGCCGCTCTAACCATTAAGCTACCGGGCCATAGAGATCGTATAGGGATTCGAACCCATCTAAAAACCCGCTTACACCCGTTAACTGATGTATTAAGGAAATCGAGATTAGAAATACCATTTACTCGTTTTTCATACTAGAATATTATTTAGTTCCGCTTCCCTTCCGCAGGATTTCACAGACGTTCTTATGTGTGCTGTTAAGTGGGCCACTATTTTTTCCTTATTGTTCGATTTAAGAGCTAAATTATCTAGTTTACTATAGTTGATTCAGTTGGTTCATCTATGAATGGACAATTATCAGGAAGACAATCATAATCTAAACCATCTAAATAACAAATCATCATAAATTCAGGCTTAGATCTTTTTCTTCGTATGCACTACATTTAATACAATCTTTATCTATACATATATGAGGACACGAATTATACACTTTTATTGGGTGTTCTTTGTCATCAATAGGTTCTAAAGCTTTGTATCTTTTACCTACATTTCCTCCAAATCTTCACTGTATTGGGAATATGTAGATCTTTTTATTTTTCATCTAATTCAGTATTGATAATTTTCTACTATCATTTGCAAACCCGATAATTAGATCTAGTTTAGCATCGATATTATTGTGTGGTTGTAATGGATGATCAAGTGGTAAATGTGAATATACTTTATACACTCGTTGAATTGGACTATTTGATGTAGGTAAAAACCTGATTTTCCCTGAATCATTTTTATCAAAATATTTTTTCATCTTAAAAATGTGTTTTTATTTTTTCACCATCAAATACTAATAAATCAGAAGTACATTCAAGATCCATCACTTGACGTGCATATACTCTAACAGATTCTTCTTTGAAATTTTTAGGAAGATATAAATAATTTGCACATTTACATTCATCAAAACAGTTGGTTTCCTTTATTTTATACAATCCCCATTGTGTTGTTTTATCAATTAGTTCATTTATATCGATATCGACAAAATGATTTTTTGCATATTCATTGACTTTCATTAATCCAACAAATCCAACATCATATAATCCAACATCATTGCAAAATTCCAAATAGTCAAATATTGTTTCTGCTGAATCAATAACCTTTTATCAAGTTGCATGAGAAATGAAACACACCTTTTTTATTATTAGTTATTAAATTTCTCAAGTCATTTTTAGACAATGTTTGAAAACCTAGAATTTCATTATTTCGAGCATCTAGGTGATGATGTCTGCTTATTGATATAGAATCAAATTCCTTTATGACATCGTCCTCATCAAGCTCATTTAAATTATACCCATTAGTATTCATCACAAGAAATGCTGTTGGAGCATGTTTATTGATTAATGCAATTAAACGATACAAGTTTGGTATGTTCATTGTTGGTTCACCACCTGTAATAGAGATTTTTTCAGGAGCAACTTCAATTAAAGTTTCTTCAAATTTCACAAAATCAAAAGATTCACCTGGCATCATGTATTCACAGAAAGAACATGATGCATTACAACCTTTTAATTGAACATATAAACTTTTCATACTTATAATATTATTGGAACTTGCAAATCATATAACTCATCATACCATGATTGTGGTACATCAATTTTAGCATCAGCATATCGTTTTATTGCAGCACTAACTTCTTGCAATCTATTAGAAGATTTGCTAAATTTTTTCGGTATTAGGCCTATCGGAGGACGTTTTTCATAATTAAAGATTGTTATAAACATTTTTCCTATTTTATCATATAACCATGAATAAAAATCTCTCATTAAATGACCACATAACCATGTAAGTAAACTAATTGGAAATAAAAACCACCATCTGAAAACACTTGCTTTTAAATTGTAATGTTTTTTATCATCGTCTGAAAGTTCTCTACCTTTAAAAAAGGTTCGAATAATAGCAAATGCAAAACCGACAGTAAAATATAAACCAACATGCTTCCATGTTACATAATTAATTATCTCTTCAATATTTCCACCAAAATATGTAAAACATATAAAAAAGATAGTTGCTAAAATGATGCCAAAGTTTTTTTCATTTGACTCTGCAATAAAATATACAATTAGTAAAGCTAATGAAAAAATTGCAAACAGTATTTCGCTTCCGAAAAGCACAAAAGGTATAAATCCCATAGTTTAATTTTTTACAAATATAAAACAAATATAATATAATAAAATTGAGGTTAACAATATGTTCGTCTTGGACTGCTTCCTCTGCAAGTATCAATAGGAGGCATGGATCGTTCCACGTTATCTGTTAATGTATTGACTAAACTTTTTTAATTGAGTTATTTCTCTGTTTAATGATGAAATTTCATTATCACGTTGAGCTTTGAGGGTTCTCAATTCAAGTTCTTTCTCTTTTAACTTTTCAGTTAATTCAATAGTTTTTAAAAACTCGTCTAAGTCAGTTCTACTAATTTGTTTACTGTCGACTAAAACTTGTGCAACATCTTTAAAATTTTTATTACTTTTACTGGCAATAAAAATTTATAATAATTTTCTAAAAATACAGATACATTCTTTTCCATGATTATTTCTTTAATTCGTGTAAAACTTCTTCAAGTTCTTTAATTACATCTTGTTTAATATTTTCTTCTGCGATAGTAAGTCCAGATACTGTTTTCTTAATAATATCAAAATTTTCAGATAACAATTTTTTAGAAAGATTCAAATCTTGACTTGCATTAGAAATATATAATATTTTTAAAATTCCGTTTAATTTTTCAATGATTGTGTCTGCATCACGTTTAATAGTGCCAAAATTTACCCAGCTCCAATCATCCGTCATCATTGTAATTTCAACTTCATCTTCTATTTTTTCAAATGAGTCTAATCCAGTTATTGATATAGAAATAATTCCACGAGCTCCATATACATTACTTTGTTTTTTACTATAATGAATTGCTCCCCATGATTTATTATTATCAAATCCTTGTTCAGACATAAAATGATGAATAACAGCTTCTTCGAAATAACCTTTTCTTAACATCGGATTATAAAATTCCGATAAATATTTAAAAGAACGTTTCCTTTCATCAATTTGATTCAATAAAACATCAATTTTATTTGTTGGTTCATAACCAGGAACTTGAAAATAACCATTTTTCCATTTGCACACATGTCCAACATAAATTCGTGTGTTATATGTTCCATATGTACATCCATTTTCTATCCCATACAGAATGTATGTCATCACACCATCTATATATGTAGAATCTACTTCATGAAAATATTCTTCTATGTCTTTTTTTCTTATCATCTTTGTGTGTATAATGTATTCAAATCAAATCCTTCTTCTTTTTCACATGAAGTGAAATACAATCCAAAGGCAATTACGCCTAAAATAAAAATAAGTTTTTTCATAATTATAAGTTTTATAAGTTTAAGTAAATTTTTTATATAAGTA